GAAAAAAGTTGGTTCTATCCAAATATCAAAGATGAAAGAATAGATGAGCCATGGAAGCAAACACTATCTGGATTTGACACTTGGAAATCAGCATTTCAGGAAATCAAAAAATCGAAAGTGAAATATCGGTTTCTGCTTCAGGATTATGTCCAAAACGCAGTTTTCAGTAAATTCTATAGTCAAAAACTATTGTTTAAATACAGTTTTATTTAATTGACTAAAGTTTTTATATTTTAACTATTTTTTTTTTTCATTGTCAATAAAATTTTTTGCAATTTTACATAAAATTTGACGAGAAAGATGCCGGCATAGAGTTCACTTCACTTCCACTGCTTTTCCACAAAGACCTGTCAGACTATTCCAAATCATTTCTCCATCGTCATCATAAATTGCTGAATTGTTTTTGAAAGTCAATTTCCATCCTTTAGAAAATTGATCGTCATATGGTTCAATAGACCATCCATTAAAACTTGTATTTTCATATGGTTTAATTGACTTAGGAACATTATCAAGAAACCATTTGTTTTCATGACAACGTTTAGCAAATCGTTTTGTCTCACCTATATGAAACAAATGTGCAGCTAACGTACTAATGACTGAATTTCTAGAAAAACTAAACATTTTAACTTTCCTTTTTATAAAATACTTACCAAAAGAAATCTTCTTTAGATATTACCAATTTTAAAACTGAACAATTCAACAATTCAATTGTGCATTGAAAATTGCTTCAGATAATTTTTGTTGATTTTTCAATTCGTTATTTAATATATTTCTTATTTCTGATGTATAGAAATCTATAAGTTCATTTTTTCTTTTCAGTTGATTTTGTACTTTCATCCAATATATTGCACAACATTTTATTCCTTTTTTTCTGAGAATTTCTGGACTTGCAGAATAGTCAATATTAGCCAAGTTGATAGATAGATCTAAAGGTATCGTAAATTTATATTTTAAAACTGGTGATTTACATAAACCAATTTTTATTTTGTCTTCATCGAAGTGATATCTTATTATGATTCGATTATTTGTATATGACTTTGTCGTGTAATCAATATCATCATATTCATCATATGATTCAATTTCTCTAAATCCATTCTCTTCACTTGTGATAATTTTGCGATGTTTACGCAAAATTTCACAAAGCTTGTGATGAAGACTTGAAAGCCGCTTATTTTCATTTATGCACCATGAACGAAGCAACTCAGCTGTGTCATCCGTAGTCTCATTCAAAATATTCTCTGTCTGATCAATTTGGACTAGCTGATTTTCAATTTCATTAATCTGTTCTTCAGTTTTCATTATTTTCAAAAATATTTCAAAATTAAAACAACTCAATGAAATAGACTTTTCACAATGTCATCATAATCTAGAATCTTGAAATCTTTGGACTTGAAATATTTCCTATACATCAAATACAACTGTTCAATTATTGCATCAGTCAAATCACCTTTGTCATCCAGATGGTAGACATCTATAGACAACGGTTCTTCAGTTCCACGTTGAATATGCAAATCGGGAAAATCCTTAAGCCATTTGATCTTGATATCAATTTTCATAGCATTTATCTCCATTAGTTGTTCAATTTACATTAATATTATAACAAAAATTCTAGAGAAAGTTAACCAAAATCAAACTTCACAGATATTCATATTGTCATCATAAAAGTAAATATGTTTATAACCAACAATATTAAGCATACGAAAACAATTTGCACAAGGTGCACTATTCTTGCAATGATTGTTTTTGTCAATACGAATATTGTAAAAATCTAGATTTGAACAATCTTCTAAACCAAGTCTAAACAAAGCACTCATTTCAGAATGAAGACTTGGAACATATGAATCTTCACCATATTTAAGGTATTTAGTTCTAAGTTTAGGAATATAACGAGTCATAATCCGCTGATAGTTGTTTTGACCAATGGCTATCAACTTAGATTTTTTAGCTACAAAAGTGAAATTCAATGTACGTCCATTTGAAGTAGCTCCTTTTGAATATAAAGCTTTTGCGATATTGACATATTTATGCATACGATTTTTACGGTTTTTGATTCGACAAGCTTAGCATTGTCAAGCGTAAAATAATGTTTAGATTGAATCGCAGCAGAAATATTATGCATACATAAATATTATAACAAAAAATCTATTAGAAATCAACTAAAATATAGTTTTTCATCAATATATTTCACTTTGAATATTTTTTCTTTTGGCAATCTAAGAATCGATTCAATATATTTGATTATTTCATCTTCACTGACAATTTTATAATTCCAAACATCTACTCCACAATTGATATTCAGAACTGAATTGTCTAGATCAAGACAATGTTTCCATTTATTATAACAAAATTTCTAGAAAAAGTTAACTAAAATATTCTAAGAAAATGAATTGTTCAAGATTTAAACCGTTAATATAGATATATACTATTTCCAGAACCGTTTAAACCATGAAGGATTCATCTCAAAAACATACTAAAAAGGTTGCCATTATAGGCAACCTTGCAATATATCACTTATTGTCCATTTTAATGACATCTCCAAATGTACATTCAGATTCATTTCCATCTTTAGAAATTACCCACAACACTGGAATATTGCAAATATTTTTGTCAATTTTTTCAATGTAACCATCAGTGAAAACAATCAAACCATCAACTTCATGTTCACCAAGATCATTTTGAGCTTGAATGGTTTCAAAAGAAGGCGTCAAATAAGTTCCACCACCACCTTCAATTTCAATGTCTTCATGTTTCAATGCATTGTATTGATCGTAAGTCTTGATAGACTTGACTTCAGTATCACACTGGCAAACAGTAAGCTCATAGTTGTTGAAGCAGCTTACAATTGCATTTAGCTCAGAAATGAACTGTATCATATCATCACTAGTAGAACCACTAGTATCAATAATTACACCAAGTTTAATAATGTCACCAGAATGAGAAGGCAGATATGTTCCACCATAAATAAACCGACGATTAGGAATATTCCAATTGACTTTGTTGTCAATAGACTTTGTGATGAACTTCTGAAGTGCTTCTTTCCAGTTCACCTTAGGTGTAAGCAATTTTTTGATGATAGATTTGATATGATTAGGTAATTCACCACGCTGACGTTCATATTGCTGAGCAGCCATAGAAACAGTCGACTTCATTTCAGAGTCAATGTTCGGCTTGACATTTGGAACAAAGTCAGGATCTTTTCCAACTTCACCATATCTGTCAATTCGCTTTTCATTGCTAGATTCATCAGCAATGTCATCTTTGTAGATATGCTTGTCAATTTGCTTAGGATTGTTTTGGTTTGAATTTTTACACTTCGAATTTGAATTAGAAGACGAAGAACCATTGCTAGACATTCTATTAGAATTATTACCATTAGAATTATTATTGGCCTGTTTATCAGTTAATTGCTTAGGATTGTTTTGGTTTGAATTTTTACACTTCGAATTTGAATTAGAAGACGAAGAACCATTGCTAGACATTCTATTAGAATTATTACCATTAGAATTATTATTGGCCTGTTTATCAGCTAATTTCTGAAGCAGTTCATAATAGTTTTCAGCGCTTTCATTCTTTGGAAGTTTGATTTTATTAGCCAAAGTTTCTGGAAGAATGCAATCTTTGATTGGCGTCAAACCATCTGCAACCAAAAGTTGATTGACTTCAAGATCAGCGGCAATATTGAATGTCATACTATCACGCGATTCTTTACGAATCATATGACACAAAGCTGCATGCCAAATTTCATGCGCAAAGACAAACATCTGTTCATCATCAGACAACTTCGACAAAAAGTCAATGTCAAAATAGATAGATGATCCATCAGTTGCTGCAGTAATCAAAGCTTTGTCTCTGACAGGAACAACATCCATAGACATAGCAATTGAACCTAGAAATGGATAATTGTTCAGCAATTTACGACGTGTTTCCAGCAAAATATTCAACGCGTTTGACTTCAATTCTTTGAGCTTAGATTCTGAAAGTTGTTTAGCCATAAGATAGATATGTATTAGTAGTTGATTTACATATATATTATAACAAAATTTCTAGATAAAGTTAACTAAAATGTTCTAAGAAAATGAACTGTCCAGAAATTGAACCGTCAATATAGATATATACTATTTCTAGAACCGTTTAATCCATGAAGGATTCATCTCAAAAACATACTAAAAAGGTTGCCCTTACGGGCAACCAGAATCGAACTAACTACTAATGAACAACTAACTACTTAATTCAAAGAATATTTCTTCTGCAACGTATTGCGGAACTTCTTTGCAAATTCTTTGTATTTCGGATTTTTAATCATCTTTGCTGCAGCTTCAGTACGAGAAACACGTGTATTTCCAAGAAGCGCCAACTTAGCAATCATCGTCGCAAAATCAGGCGTTGCTTTGTCAAGAATACGATAAAAACCAGTAATACGCTGCTGATCATCTTTTTCATTCTTTCCATTCCACAAACAATAGCTGACAGCTGAAAAAAATGCATACTTTTCATCAGACTTAGTCGGAATTTCAAATTCAGCATCAGGATTTGTCATAATCTCTTCGATGTTGTCAAAGTTCTTCTGCAACTTATGGAAAGCCATGAACTCAGTTCCAACACCAGGTCCGACCAAACCATATACAATCTTCTGCAGAACTTCAGGTGTATTCTTGAAAATCGAAAGCATATTGCTGACTTTTTCCCAAGACCGCGGAGAAGGCCATCCAGCTTCAAGATTTTCACCGTCCATCTTGAACAGATTAGACGGACGATAGTTGATATAGCCAACAACTGAAGGATCAATGCTATTTTCAACAGCCCACTGACGCCAATCTTCAACATTCGGTTCGAGATCGATATGCATGAAGCGGTTTGCAAGAGCAGAGCTCATCGTCTTCACAACTGCACGATCACACGTACGATTTCCAGCTGCAACAATGAACCACTTGTCGGGCAGATGATAGCCAGTATTCGGAACCATACGATCAAGAATTACACTATAAGCTGCGACCTGGACATCAGCTGGAGCTGCAGTAATTTCATCAAAGAACATAATTCCAGCAGAATTCTTGTCAGTCGGCCAAAAAGCTGGAATATTCCATTTAGTCGAATTATTTTCAACAGAAGGCAAACCACTAAAATCACAACGATCCATCTGAGGCAAACGTACATCGACAAATCCAATGCCAAGTTTTTCAGCAATATGTTTGACGATCGTTGACTTACCAATACCAGCGCCTCCACGAAGGAGGATAGCTGGAAGCTTATTTGCTAGCGACGGATTACCGATAAGAGCCTTTACAGTATTTTCGATAATGCTCGATGCATCTTCAGAAGAAACAACATTATGGTTATAATCTTTATTGTTCATAGTAGTTATCTTTAGTAGTTCGATTTACATTAATATTATAACAAAATTTCTAGATAAAATCAATACCTTTGTGAGACTGAAATATTTATTTAACATGTCAGTGGTTGAGACTGAAATATTTATTTAACATGTCAGTGGTGATGCCATATATACAAAAGTTTGATAGTTTTATTGTTTTTGTTTTTCCATCTTCAATTATAGTGTAGTCATGTTTTGAAGCATAGTATGGAATCAAAGTTCTGTTTGGATCTGACGCCTTTACGTTAAAGTTAAAAGAATCGGTACTAAGTACACTTTCTAATGTTTTGTAATTATCGGTCTACTGACAATAAATTCCCAAAGAACAATTTGTACCTTCAGAATAAGTAATGTGATCGTTTATTTTTCCTTGCATGATAAACTTGGGTGCTGTTTTATAGGGTGCATCAGGTGCATACAATTGAAATTTGAGAGTAGAAGAATTATAGAGTGTGAAGAGGGAATGAATGTCAAAATATATACTATAGATTATTGTTTGCGACTTTTCATGACCTGTTTCCCACAAATTCAAAAAATAACAATTAATAATCCAAACATTACAGTTCTGAAAATAGACGCGCTTACAATTGGTGAATTTCACATTAGACAATTCGATAGAAGCATCCTAACCAATGAATAATTCATGCCATGTACTAGGCACCCATGACCATTCTCCAACACATTTAGCTGGATTGGTATATGGTATTTCAGATCCACGTGAATTGGTTATGGTTAAATTATATATTTGTGATCTACAAGCACAAACGATGGCTTTCAAATATTCATATTTCCTATGAACTCCATTCGGCGCTAAATAGTCACAAACATCAATTGTTGTTTTGTCTATTCCAGCTCCAATTAAAGAAAGAACATTTCCACTAATACTAAGACAGTCGGGGTGCGTAATAATCAATTGTTTATCTAGTTTGAATGTCCCCTCTCCGATATTAACCCTAAACGTGAAGTTTGATTTGTTTGACCTAATCCTAGACATGTCTGATATTGCAGCTTGCAATGTTCGATATGGATTAGCCTTTCTTAACGCATCTCCATTTGTTCCACCTGTTGTTATGTATTTTTCCGCATTTTCGTCATTTCCATTTGTTTCGACATATACATTCAAGGATGTTACACCTTCTGGTGGTTCATAGATTATCTTGTTCAGTTCCATTTTCCTGTCTACACCATTGTGGTTGATGTAGATATAGTCGTTTGAACCCACCTTGTCCGTGAACGGATCACCCAGAAGATGTGCTTGTTTTACGTATTTCCCTTCACCATCGTATTTCTTGGAGATATTGTCGACTTCTGTTTTGAAATCCGTTATGTCTTCAGCCTTATGCTTGTGGTCGAGTTTGCTGTAAACCAGATTCAGCTTGTCGATGTCGTTTATGTCCTGAAGTTGGTGCTTGTGGTCAAGCTTGCTGTAAACCAGATTCAGCTTGTCGATGTCGTTTATGTCCTGAAGTTGGTGCTTGTGTCCGAGTTTGGAATATCTCCCATCTCCAAACTCTCCAAGATCGGTTATGTCTTCAGCCTTATGCTTGTGGTCAAGCCTGGAATACACGTCATCAAGACCATTTAGATCCGTGATTTCATCTCGTGTATGTGTATGTTCTTTCTTTGCGAAATTGTCTCTGACGAACCCCGCGTTCACGACGCTTGCGTCCGGGCAGTTGCCCGGCAGCTCACATGTCATCGTCGCGTTTTTGCCGAGCTCAACCCCCCCCGGCCAGAACGTCTTCCTGCCCGTTATGGTCTGGTCGCCGTCGAGCGTGACGTTGTTCCGGGTGAAGTTCCTGACCGTCTCCTTGCGCGTCACGAAGTCTTCCCCTCCCGTGACGACGAGCAGGTCGCCGTCGGCGTGTCCTGTAGCCTAGGGAAGCTCCGAGATCCTTATGGTGTCAAGTGTGTCTTTTGAAATTGCCATGGGAATATTTACGGGTGTTGTATGGGATGGATATCAACGACAGTAGCAATCAAACAACTTTGATGAAAAAGGAATGTCAGGTCGTGAGACCTGACCAGAATGGTAATCATCTTCAGTGACTGCCAGCTTCAACGTTTCGAGTTCGTCGTCTTTCTGGGGCGTGGTTTGAATATTTATAGAAAAATTGACGAGAAAGATGCCAGGCATTCAGCCCGGCATGGAGTTCACAAAAATAGACGAAAACGCCACGCCTTCGACATGACGCAAGGTTTGTGATGTTTTAAATTTTAAGTTTCTGACCGATGCCAATTTTGTCTGCGTTTTTCAGCCATGGATTCTTCTTCAGGATTTCCGCGATAGACGTTCCATTCTTCTTCGCTATCCCGGAAAGGGTGTCGCCCTTCGCAACAACATGGATTTTATCGGGTGTCTTTGCAGAAGACCGTATCTTCGACTTCGAGTATTTCCTCTCCCCATCCTGGCTTTTGTCATAACCGAACGTATGCATCGACTTCGGGTTAACTCTGATTGCACATCTGCTCCCCCACTTCTCAAAAGCCTCTTTGGAGTCTAGTTTTTTGTTCGCAATCATGTTTGATACACCGATTATGTTTTCGAGATTCCCATCTATCAGTTTCTTTGCAATATCAATACACTCATTCCAACACCTCCTGTCGCCTTTTATGACAATCGGATTCCAAGTCACATAGTCGGAATCCTTTATTCCGCCCCTGACGTGCTTCTTCGCCGAATAGAACTGCCATCCACCAGACGTGTGGCGCATTATCTCACGCGCAAAGTGTTCCGGGTTGTTGCCAGCCCTGTTCCCGATGACATTGGCTATCGCAACCAGGCACCTCTTGTCCCTTCCACATTTCAGGTAGTCCACCATAGCCTCGTTGTACACAATTGTCGCCACGAGATTAACAAGATTCGGGTATGAAAGACCATCAAACTCCCGTTTGTTCCGTGACGATTTTACAATCGCCTTCTTTACGTCATTGCTTCCAACCCTCAGTTCGGAAACCGGTATTTTTTCGAGACTTCTCGTCAACATCTTGGCATTTGTCACACCCGGTATTGCAAGCATTGACACTATTACGGCAAGTTTTCCAATGTCCTTCAAGGATTCTCCTTCTATTTCGGACTCCAGGAACTTGTTTGTGTTCATGGGTTCCGGGTTCCGCATGATGTTGTTCTACACGACATCAACAATTTTATCCACGGAGTCTTCCATGTCGGTCTTGCCATCCTAGATTTCTTCGTAACATTTTGTGAACTCTCTAAGTATACCGAGATATCCGAACTTGTCAAGAAGTTTAAACGCCGAGTCTGCAACCTTCCATTTTCTCGATGTGCGGAATGATAGAGCCTGTTCGTCAGACTTCGGGGATGAGCAAGCCTTTCTGAATTCACGAGCCCTATGAAATATGTTCGCAGCCCTTGCAAGTTTCCCGAATAGGTCCCTGTACTCGGAGTTGACGAACGAATCATCCTTCGAGTTTTTTAACACCAGCGCGTGCTCGTAGCATTCGAGGATTATTGAGCGTATGTCGTCGATTATCGAGTTTACGTATTGCATGTTCTCGTGATAGTATTCCGAATATGGGTCGAAATCCTGTGGCACGAACTCCGGTCCGACGAGCCATTTCTTCCCAAGGAAGTCGTAACATCCTATCGACATCATGTCCTGGTGTGGGTTCGCCTGGAAAAATACCTCTATCTGATGCGTTCCTATCGTGTAGAATCTTTTCGGGTAGATTTTCTTGAACACATCGTCGAACCTTTTCCGGAACACCTTGTTGAACTCCTCGGCATCTGTTTCCGAAATCTCGTCAGACGAAAAGTGCACGTCTACATCTGACGTGTCAGAATACTGATTTGACGTTATCGAACCCGTTATCCTGACACCGAACGAATTGAGGTGAACACCATCACCATCCGTCATGAAGCGAACGACATTGGAAATCTTTTCCTCTGCATCTGGCGTCAGGACATATTCACCCCTCTCGTTCTTTATCCAGACGTTCTTGTCGAGATCTTCCTTTGGATAGTCAAGTACAGATTCGTTCATTTCATCTCTCCGTCTTTACGGCACATACATCAAGGTTCATCATGTCTCCCGTCCTCTTGTTTTTGAGCCTAAGATTCCCTAGATTCACGACATCGCCGGACGTGACACTCTTTTTGAAAATCATCGCGTTTTTCTTGGAGTTGTTTAGTTTGTTGAAAACATTGACCACGGAAGACGGAGTCAACGTATCCTTTATGTAGAAGAGGATGAGATACCTGCTCCCACTGTCTAGGTTCTTGAGGATTTTTGGATGTCTTGAAAACAACCTCGAAAGGTATTTGTGGTCTCCATGCTTGTACATCAGACCAGACGGTCGGTATTCCTCGTTCGTGGCAAGGAAGTTCTCCCTGAGATATTCTTCCGTTTTTTGGTACACTCCATCTGGCGTAAGATAGAGGTCCATTTCTCGTCCACCGTTCGCCCGGACAGGGCTTATCTTAATAAACTGCGACGGTTCGAACTTCTTCGGCAGTACGTCAGAGCATGTCGAATTGACATAGTCGCACATTCGCTTGAGCGTCACACTATCCTTTAGGCACATGAAGTAGATAAAAATCATCCCTTCTGGTATTCCCTTGACCTGTTCGCCGAATGAATGGAAGAGAGAACCTGTGTCTGTCGTATTCACGCGGAAGTCGGCCATGTACAAATCTTTCGTCTCGCCATGACTTCTCTTGTACAGGTCTGGCGACACTATTCCGTTTATGTTCTTTGTTAGTTCACTGTAGCGCGTAAGCCCGTATTTCTCTTCTGATACAACTTTGCTGCAATTCTTTTCATACGATTCCGAAACGATTCTTGCCCAATATCTGATGTGTTTGTCAAGCATAATAACCTTCAATCCTTGAAATATATTTACAGAAAAATTGACGAGAAAGATGCCATGTCTTCAGCATGGCATAGAGTTCACATCAATTAATTTAAATGTTGACTTTCGATTCTTTTTTTGTTATACTATTGTTATGGAAAACGAGAAACCAAAAAGCGTGCAGGACAGCCATCCAGAACTCTCCGATGAAGAAATAAGGAAGAACCTAAACATCCCGCCACGCGACGAGGTGTCTTATCCGATGCCGGCAAAGGAAGACACGGAACGTGCCGGAGCGTTTCTTTGGAAGATGAATCTCCTTGCGTCGTCACACGATCTGAACCTTCGGGCTCTCATCTGGGAGATGTATGTAAAGATGGACGACTATCTTCACCTTGGCATCGATGAGTCGTCAGTGGAGCTCGCAAAGACACTTGTCGCACTGCGCGACTACATCGTGCAGTCCAAGAACCCGCTTTTCAAGGAAGAAAAGAAAAAGTGAACCCTGCTGTGCTTGTCTCCGTTTCGTTTTTGCTGATCGTCGTGATGGGATTCGTCACTGTGGTCAAGATACGGGAGGCTTATCTTGAGTACGACCGACAACAGTCCATTCTTGAGGAAGATTCGGTGTGGACATCCAAGATAACTGGGATACTTTCATACTTCAGGAAGACATACTCATCCGACACCAATAGGCTGGCTTATGAGAACGTCAAAACAAAGGTGGACTTCATCCTCAAGCTCATCGGGAATCGTCCTCTCGAAGAACAGGTGAATCTTCACAAAAGGACGTATGACATGCTTTTCGAAACGGGGGCAAGGCTGGCAAAGGACGAAATTGACGTGAACCAGATCCTCTCACCGCTTACGAACCTTTATCGCGATCTCGTCGAGGAGCAACTTGACTTCATAAGGAAGTGCGACGACGATCTAACGTAAATATTTTCTGATATTGGTTGTGGGAATCGTATCAGAATGTCCCATATTGTAATGCCTAATAGCAAGTCCGGCTCTAACCCGGAAAGTTCCTCGTGGCGAAGGGGATGGGACAGCCATTTCAACAACAGAAACGGACACCTGGCGGATTCTCCGGAGGCACCCCTTCAGTTTAGTTGAAGTCAATCCTTGCTATAGCTCATTTATTGGAAACATCATGTATGGAAACAAGAATACTCCAGACATGGTTGCTTCATCAATTGAAATAGCAAGAAGAGGATACAGAAAGTTTGAAAAAAGTTGGTTCTATCCAAATATCAAAGATGAAAGAATAGATGAGCAATGGAAGCAAACACTATCTGGATTTGATAACTGGAAATCAGCATTTCAAGAAATCAAAAAATCGAAAGTGAAATATCGGTTTCTGCTTCAGGATTATGTCCAAAATGCAGTTTTCAGTAAATTCTATAGTCAAAAACTATTGTTTAAATACAGTTTTATTTAATTGACTAAAGTTTTTATATTTTAAAATGAAAAAACTGAGTAGTTTTTAAACATTTTTTGTAAAATATTTTATGCTGATTCACGGCAACCTCTGAAGAAGGTTGCCTTTTCTCAACATAGGAGTTATAAATGCCGATTTCAGGTTTTAAGCACGTTGATGTTGGCTGATTTGCCACACCTTTAATGTGTGGCATTTTTAGATATTTCCTATTGGTGTATCCCACACAAAATTATCATTCCATTTTTTAAACGAAAAATATGTAGATAGAATTTTTTCATCTATGAATTGTGTTTCACCATTCTAAACAGTAGTTCGTTTATTATCGATGTTAATTATCTTATTTTCGAATCTAACAGCCTTCTTGCCATCCATGTTTGTGTAACTGGTATTCTAACCTTTCCATCTTGATTGAACATTAAATTGGAAATATTTTGGATCTTGCAAAACACTTTCTTGTGTTAGATGTTCTTCGTCTATTTGAATATAGAAAAACATTATAGAACCATTTAAATAAAAACAAGCTCCATCAGAACGTATTATCCCTTGAAAAAATGTCTTAGCAGTTTTATGTATAGAACAATGAATTTCAGAAGATGTTCCACCAAATAAATAATATACATCAAAATATATATGCCTAAACAAAGTTGTTCTTCCACCTTGTGTTACTTCAATAGCTGTCGTCATGTTATAAAACTTACAGTTTTCTACTGTTGCTACACATCCTTCTATAGAGTTTCTTGTTGCATTACTGAATATACACTATGACAGAATTATGTCATATCTAGCCCAAAACACACCACAATATGTATTTCTGAGCCACTTTAACTTATCGTCTTTATCATGTTCGTCATACATGTTGTAAGGAATGTTACCACAAAGTGAATTCGTGAATTTTATGGAATCGATTAATGCATAACAAGATGAAGTAATTACATTATATGATTCATATTTTCGGTGATATTGAATTATCTCATCTTCAGACGGTGTTTTAGATGAGTCTAAATATTCATATAGTATGTTTCCTTTTTCATCTACTTTTTCTTTTCTACATACAAAATTTTTAAAATCGAAAATAACTTTTGGTTCTTCACCATTTCTAACATCAACAGGCGGTCCTTTGATTGCTAAAACATTATCACTTTGTCTTGTACAGTCTGGATGTCTAATATAGATTTCCTAATTAATTTCATAAGTTCCAGGTAGAACATTGATCTGAAAAGTGAATCCAGAACTAGATGATCTGACTTTGCTCATATCATCAATCGCTTTCTGCAATGTTCGATATGGATTGTTCTTTCTGTCGATTTCTCCCTAAGTGCCACCCGATGTTATGTGCTTTGATGCCTCTTCGTCATTTCCATTTGTTGAGACATAGACATTCAAAGACGTAACGCCTTCTGGTGGTTCGTAGATGATCTTCGCCAAATCCATTTTCATGTCGACACCGTTGTGGTTGATGTAGACGACGTCTTCTGACCCAACCTTGTCAGTGAGCTTGCTGAGATCCTTGGCGACGCGGACGTACCTCGAGTCGTGGTTGTGCTCCTTTGGCGCGTAGAGGGAGCTCGTGTCGTCCTTGATTTTCTGCGTGAGACCGATTATGTCTTCAGCCTTATGCTTGTGGTCGAGTTTGGAATATCTCCCATCTCCAAACTCTCCAAGATCGGTTATGTCTTCAGCCTTATGCTTGTGGTCGAGTTTGGAATATCTCCCATCTCCAAACTCTCCAAGATCGGTTATGTCTTCAGCCTTATGCTTGTGGTCGAGTTTGCTGTAAACCAGATTTAGCTTGTCGATGTCGTTTATGTCCTGAAGTTGGTGCTTGTGGTCAAGCCTGGAATACACGTCATCAAGACCATTTAGATCCGTGATTTCATCTCGTGTATGTGTATGTTCTTTCTTTGCGAAATTGTCTCTGACGAACCCCGCGTTCACGACGCTTGCGTCCGGGCAGTTGCCCGGCAGCTCACATGTCATCGTCGCGTTTTTGCCGAGCTCAACCCCCCCCGGCCAGAACGTCTTCCTGCCCGTTATGGTCTGGTCGCCGTCGAGCGTGACGTTGTTCCGGGTGAAGTTCCTGACCGTCTCCTTGCGCGTCACGAAGTCTTCCCCTCCCGTGACGACGAGCAGGTCGCCGTCGGCGTGTCCTGTAGCCTAGGGAAGCTCCGAGATCCTTATGGTGTCAAGTGTGTCTTTTGAAATTGCCATGGGAATATTTACGGGTGTTGTATGGGATGGATATCGGGTTTTCTGTGTGATGTGTGGTGTGTCAACTACACACCGACTGAAGATGGATGCGTTTCCTCGGCTGAAAATTATGAAGAAATGTGGAAAAAACAAACTTGACTTTTTTGTCTTTTTGAGATATAATTGTTCAAAGATTCAACTGGAAAAGTCTTGAATGCTGTTGTGAATGGAAGTCTGAACATCATGAGAAAATATCTAAAAATGTAACTGTGATGCTATCAAGCCAGCAGATGCAGGGTTTGTGTATAACCCAGTTAAAGTCTACCTTTACAAAGTTTATTCTATTTGTGAATTACGGTTCATGGAGAGTCAAGGCTGTTTTTCAAGAATAGGAGAAATTCTCGGAACCGGGGATTTCAGAAGATGTTTTCCAGTCACGAACCAATATCTGGAAACATATCTCGAGGTTGTCAAATATCGTTCCGTCGTATTTCCCAAGGCTGAACACTTCGTCCCATTTAACATAATACCAAAGTTCTGGTACAGGGCGAGAAAACTGAAAATAAACACAGTACCGGAAAACACCATATATGTGACACTCGAGGAGGAGGTTAAGCTGTATCTCACTCTTCTTTACTACTTCATGAGCGTCGACGATCACGAGACATACAAGAGATTGTTTTCGTATCTTGGAAGAAAGGTTGTTTGTCTCGGTTTTGGGACACTTCGTGAAATTCTAAACGTGAATGGAATGCTCCCCGAAAGGGTGGTTTCTGAATATGTGAGATATTGGTCTGCCCACAACAAGATGTCAAGGAGGGATTTGTCCGGAAGTCATTGAAGTACAATTTCACGGTCGGCTAAACCTGGTTGGCAGACGTCGTTAGAACGCCAACAGCAGGGGGGGTGTCCACCCCGCTTTCTCGTCAATTTTATTGTAAATAGATATAGATGACAAAAACCGACAATAGATCTGTGTGTTTTGATGAGAAAAGAACAATATAAAAGAAAATATTCAAAATACTCGTCTTAAAAGAACTATGCTATTGAACATGATGGGGAAAAACAGAAGAAAACAGATATTGTATTTAGACAAGACGCACAAAAAATATTTGAATGTCGATTCAAACGAAGAAGTTGATTTTCTAAAATGGTTGGATGAAGCCGTTTCTCTTTAGATAATAAAAGATTATTCATACCAACCCAAAAGTTTCAAACTCTTCGAACCAGAAGTTTACGTTGATATAAATGGAAAAAAATCATCTCTTTTTAGAGAACATATTTATTCCCCTGATTTTCTTGTTATCTTCAAACCATCTGGATATAAAGCACTTGCGAAAGAATTTAAGGTGTAGTACGAAAATCTTGACAATGAAGAATGTCAAGTATGGATAGACACAAAAGGCACATTCAATATTCAGGCTAGATCGTTTTCAACGGATAGAAAATGGATGTGGCAAAAACACAAAATATACATATGTGAAATTGTACCAAAGAAATTCTTCTTGAAATTTGGTTGTCCAAAAGAAGCTTTTCTTTCTTCAAAAACAAAAAAACCAAGAAAGATGTTCAGGGGTTACAAGTCAATACATCAAATGAAAAACGAAAACCAAAAGAAGAAATAATTTTCATAATTTTCAGCCGAGGAAACGCAGCCATCTTCAGTCGGTGTGTAGTTGACACTTTCATTGAACAGAAGACAAGTAGTGATTCACCATACACATAATCTTCCAACCTGTGAACTCGATGCCAGGCTAAAAGACCTGGCATCTTTCTCGTTATTTTTTTTGTAACTTCTGTATCCCCAAACAATACATTGGCTTCAAATGTAGTCCATATGAAAAAAAAAACAAACTTGACTTTTTTGTCTTTTTGTGATATAATTGTCCTTGAAGAAAAAAAGAAATTATACACAAAACTCGCAAGATAGATGCCACGTCCTCAGCGTGGAATGTGAATTACGGTATATTAAAATGGCAAAAACATTAATAAAAATAGCTGACTTTCTGATTGTATGCGACATCATCAAGTCTCTTAACAGGATGTCGGATGGCGTGAAATTCTCGATAAACGATTGTGGGCTTACCGTTTGTGCCAAGAACGATTTCTCGAAATGCGAATTAACGTCGAATGCTCTTGTATCGGATGTTCCTATCGATTTCTGTGTAGGCGATCTTTCAATGCTCACGAAAATTCTCACGACAATCAAGGATCTCTACGGAAGTGAAGGGTACGCTGGAGTAAAGTTGTTCTACGACAAGCCGTTCATTAGGGTTGAGTCAAAAAAATTCAAGACGAAACTCGCCACGGTCGATGAGGATCGCATACAGAATTTCATCGGCACCAAGGTGAGGCATGAACTCGCCCCCCAACTTGAGCTCACGACAAGTTCAGACAAGATCCGCTCAATAAATTCCCACTCGTTCATCTTCAGCGACACGTCCTCTGCAAGAATCTACCTTGTCACGGAAGATGACATGCAAAACAACACGGTGTTTGCTAAGATTGGAAACGAAGGGAACGATCTTGCCAATTCGGTCACACTTGAACTCGGAATGTTGAATTACGGCTCTCTTGGTGACAGGAAAGTGATTCTCGATTTTGGTCGGCTCAACATCCTAAACATGGTTCCTTCGGACGAAATCCACGTCGAGCTTGCGAAGGAATTCCCCGTTCTCGTTTCAAAAGTCAAGAAGACCGGACAGAACGGAACTTTTTTCAATGTAAACATCTACTCGTTCATGATGGTGAAATAAACCATGGGCATTCTTGAGAACATAGCCGAGAACATTCAAAAATTGAGGAAGGAAGACAGGGTGTTTCTTCCAGACCCCCATAACATCGTAAAGAAGAACAAGACCGGACTCGAATGGCTTCTCTCGCGGTATCTTGCCGAAATACGGTTCAAGACTGTCAATGGTGAATGGAAATATGTGCTCGCATCGTCAAATCCCGTCCTTATTGGGAGTTTTGATCCGAAGAAGACCGAATTCAGGAACACAAAATCGACATTCTATGTCAGGACGTGGGATTTCATCAAAAACGGCTACTGCACGATAAATTTGAAGTGCTGGGAATGGGGAAAGTGTTTGAAGATAGAAAACGACAACTTCGAGGCTATAAACTCAACCCTTCGCACCGTTTCCTCAATGGGAAGAGCCGATGTAAGGCTCGGTAAACGTCTTGACGAAAAAGAGGGAAAAATGAAAAGACGGTTGATTTCCTCCTGAAATATGCTATAATGTCATCTGATGATTTCCGTTGATTTCCGAGACTGGCTGAACGAGAAGGTAATTTCGTACCTCCCTAAGGGTAGCGTACGGAGTGGCGACAAGATAATGTGTCGCTGTCCGCTCTGTGGAGATTCGAAGAAGAACTCGATGAAGAAACGCGGATATTATTATCTTCGGACAGGTTCATACCACTGCTTCAACTGCGACGCCAATTGTACCGGGATGAAACTCCTTGAAATCCTTTCCGGAGACGACTACGGTACTCTTCATTCAGAGTATGTACGTCGCATCTATGACGGTCGCCATTTCGGAAATGTTTCTTCAACTGTCTGTGACAAGGAGAACCGCAATGGGGTCTTGTCCGAGATAAGGAATGTCGTAAATCCGAAGTGGAAACAACCTCTTAGTGACAAGGCGAGGGAATACCTAAATGGAAGACTTGTCCTGAAGGCGCCGTTCTTGAAGGAGGAGCTCTATTCATATTATGCCAAGTCCGGGTGTGAATATATCTTGATACCATGGAAGATAAACGGAATCGACTGCTATTTTCAGCTCAACGACTTCGAGCGTCACAGCAAGTCAGGACTGAAGTATGTCTTCCCGAAAAACACGGAGAAAATGGTGTATGGTCTTGACAATATCCGCATGGACATCGGGTATATCGTCGTGATGGAGGGTGTGTATGACAGCCTCTTCGTTCCGAACGCGGTATGTATTGGAGGAAAGACGATGACTGATCATCAACTGGAGATAATCAGGAAGCGCTATCCGAGACACAGAATTCTTCTCAGCTTCGACAACGATACCCCCGGACTGAGGGCTATGGCTAATTCGCTTCTTGACAAGAGGTATAATTTCGGATATTTCAGGTGGTTTGACGACAATACGGCAGAGAAGGACATAAACGACTTTGTCAAGAGAACGAGAAACCCGAAAGAGTTTGCCGATGTCGGATTCCTCGAAAGTCACGCGATTGACTCTGTCATGATGAAGATGTGGCTTCTCAGGAAGGGATTCGTGAAGTGAAGTGGAACGACGAGCGAATATCGGCTCCTACCCATATCTGGACAATTGGGAACACGCGCCTTGAATATCCTGATATTCCAAAACCGGAAGCAACAATCTACCAACACACTCTGGAAAAAAATCCGGCGGTCTTCCCCCATGCGCATTTTATCTCGATATTCAAGGTGAGGGATGACAAAAAGAAGTACCGGGTGCACTCAAGGATTGTCGTTTCACGAGTGTATGGGATTGGAGTTCTTACCGACGAGGGCAACTATTACTATTCTGAACTTGTGACCAGGATTCCGGTCGTGACGCAGAGGATTGTGTCCATGTTCTCAACGATGCTTACCTTCCCGTACAGGATTGACGAGAACACACTTGTCGTACTGTCGAAGAATATCCACCAACCGACCGATCCGGTAAATCTCATGTTCAGCGTGATGAGACAGGTCAACCCGATGACCGTGTCGTACAGGGAGCTTCACAGGATGTTGAGGGTGATTAACTCATATTTCCACATCGTGAAGCCGGTGAGGGGACACAAGGTTTCGTGTATACACAAGAACGAGATAGTCCAGAACCTCATAGATAAGAATAGGTTCGCGTTCATAGACGATCCCGACTGGATTGACAAGATGTCCATTATGACGGAAACAAGAGCTGCCGCATACTTGAACACTGCACTTGGAATCGTCTACCTCTTCAGCAGGTGGAAGAGGTCTAAGAGCTACTACAGACTGAAGAAATTGAGGAAGAAAGGAGAAATCAAGAAAACACCTTGACTTCCAAATGTGAATATGCTATAATTTTGAAGAAATTGAATGGAAACTAGATATGAAACTGAATGACGTGCTGAGAAACATAAAGAAGGCAACCGGCGGGGAAACCCTTGAAGACTCCATATATGCAAACGTGTCGGAATATCTCGACTCGGGTTCATATGCGATAAACCGCGTGATAACCGGCGATATCCACAAGGGGTTTCCTGTCGGACGGATTTCGACCCTGTTCGGCTTGTCCCAATCGGGGAAATCCCTGATTGCCGCCCAGACGATGATTGCGGCGTTGAAGGAAAACAGAATTGACGTCGGCTACATTTTCGATTCAGAGGGTGGCAGTCTAGTCAACACGTTCAAGCAGGCTGGTGTCGACATGACAAAGATAATCCACATCCCAGTTGGTTCGATTGAGGAATGTGGGGTTCAGATGATAAAGGTCTACGATGAACTTGTCACCGCCAGGGACGAGTTTTTGAAGGATCCAAAGGAAAACGACAACATTCGAGCAATGTGTATTCTTGACTCGCTTGGTGCGCTGAAGTCGGAGAAACTGGTCAAAGACGCCGTCAACAAAGATCAAATGGTTCAGGACATGGGTCTCACGGCAAAAATGAAGAACAATCTCATGAACGTCCTCATGATGAAGGTCGTTCGCAGCAATGCAACTCTTCTTGTTGTCAACCACGAGTATCAAGATCCTTCCGCAATGTTCGCATCAAAGATAAAGCTCATGGGTGGTGGACGCGGAATCGAGTTTGCAAGTCACGTGATTCTGCAGTGCGAGAAGCTAATGGTCAAGTCTTCCGACACGGAATTTCTGACTGGCAGAGAAACCGACGCAGACAACGTCGGTTTCTACAAAGGGAACAAGATGAAATTTTTCTCCACGAAGAACCGTTGTGCGAAGCCGTGTTTCCAGGCTCAGGTCTACATCGATTTTACTTCCGGTGTGTCACGCTATGACGGTCTTATCGAAGATGCCGTCAAGTTCGGTTTTCTTGAACAGGTTCGTGGGGGTTATATCTGCAAGTCTTATTCCGACAAGAAGATCACATACAGGGAACTTGTATCCGACCCGAAGATTTGGGACACATTCATTGAGGATTTCAACAAGAAGTCTATAGAAATGATGTCGTACTCAAATGGCATGGAGAAGGAACTAGACGAACTTGGAGTCTGATAACATGGCGCGAAAGACATACAGAAAACCACCGAAACAGGTTCGGGAGAACAATGCGTTCGCGATTGACGCCGACATCCCGAAACGGGAGGTCGACACACCCCCATCCGATTCTGGACACATTACAGAGTCCGCGTCGCTAGACTCGTATCTTGACATAGCCGAGAAAGAAAATTCCCTCCAGGAGTTTGAAAAGGACGCGGAAATCGACGAACTCAAGAGACAACTTGAAGAATCTGTTGTTGAGCGCGACATTCTCAGAAGCAGGGTTGAAAAACTCGAAGCCACATCAAAGAAACAGGATGAAACTCTCCATTCTGGGATTTCAAACCAAGAACTTGAACGACGTATCGAAACACTTGAAACCGAAAACACCAAACTCCATGAAATGGTTTTAAGACTTGAGGGTGAGAACGGAAGGCTCAAGACATCTCTTGGGGGTGCGCAGGCCGCGGTCGACGGGATGCTTCACTCGTATACAAAACCCGGATACCATGTGGGTTCTGGCGTAAAGGTTCTCAAAGACGGATATCAAGACTGGGTTTGAGAAAAGAGGATGAATTGAAAGACTACGACTACACATACGATGTCATCGAGAAGATAATCACCAAACGTTCGCTTACGGACAAACGTTGGCTTGGAATAATGTCCGAGATATTCGATCGCAGGTGGTTCGATCAGAACAGGGGTATGGCTTCAATTGTCGATCTTGCCATCAGGTACTTCGGAAAGTACACGACCATTCCAACGACAAAGACCATGCAGATGCTAATCAGCAGAAAGGCCGAAAAAGACGGAAAACCGGAAGAAAGTTCAGAACTTAACGCATGTCTGATGTCTCTTGACGGATTCGACATACCGGTGAACGACGTCTGCGCGAACAAGAACGTTGAGAAGTACATCAATGAAAAGGGTCTTTATTTTGCCATTTCGGACAATGTGGCCGAAATCACGAAGACGGGAAACGTCGAGAAGTGCCTGAAACGGTTTGAGAAAATCCAGAAGACTTCTCTTCAGGACGACGACCTCGGTTTGAATTATTTTTCAGAAGTTGGACAGGAACGCCATTGGAAATACATCGAAAACCCAGAGGCGAAAATATCGACCGGATGGGATGGTCTTGACAGGTACACAAACGGAGGATTTCTCAAAGATGGTCGCATGCTCGCGATTTTCGTCGGTCAGCCCGGTCTCGGAAAATCCCTGTTCCTCTCGAATATCACGGTGAATCTACTGAAGCAGAACAAATCAGTTGTCGTCATATCGCTTGAAATGTCCGAAAACGTATATGGGATGCGTTTCGACTCGGCGATCACGAACGACAACATCAACAGGCTGAAGTATACGGCGAATTCATCCAAGGAGAAAATCAGGGATTTTTACAAGAATCACCCAGACGCAAACCTGATCATCAAAGAATACCCGCCGAGCACGAAGCGTGTGATAGACATCGAAGTCTACCTTGACAAGCTCATCGAGAAGGGCGTCAAGTTCGACGCGCTTGTGGTCGATTACATGAATCTCCTTGTTCCGTCCACGAAACAGGACAACACATACCTCTCTGTAAAGCAAATTGTAGAACAGCTTCGTGCGCTTTCGTACAAGTATCAAGTCCCCGTTATTTCCGCGTCCCAGGCCAACCGTTCTGGTATTAACAACACGGACATCAACCTCGAAAACATCTCCGAGTCAAACGGAACAGCCGCGACGGCCGACTTCATCGGGATGCTTTTCCAGAGCGACGACGACAGGGAACACGGTGTCGTGAATATGCGAATTGCGAAGAATCGCCTTGGAACGCCCGGAAAGGTCATACAGTTCCGGCTCGACCCCGACTCACTTGTTCTTACAGATGCGACCTTTGCCGACACGGGTACAAACGACAGTTCCGAAGCGGATCGCATAACGGCAAACCTCTCGTCAATCGAGAGTACAATACAGGAACTTTGACATGGCTGAAGCAGAAGCGAATGCAGACCTCGACTTCAATTCGGAAGGAAACGGGTTCTACTACACGAGCGACAAACAGTTTCGCAGAATGGATGACGGCTTCATACTCTCGAAACTGTCGGAGAAATATCCAGACCTCGAACCGTCAAGCAGTGAACTCATGCTCAAGCAGGTCATTACCGTTATAGCAAACGATGCGGCTCTCATTGAATCATTGAAAGCGGAATATGACATAGACGCATTGGAGGTGTTCAAGACCCTGTACAGGAACTATGACTACGTGTTCACAAAAGGTCTCGTCGACAAGATAAGAATAACAATCAAGGGGAAGCGGTATGCCAAACGCGCCTGTTCGAGAAAAGCCGGAGCCTGAAATACTTGTCAGGTATTACAAATATTACCGACAGAAGACAGATCCGATGGTCGTCTTTCCGATCCCGTTCGAACGCGTCGGAACGTCCGTATATTACTCCAAGAACATGAAGTGGTTCAACAGGCTTTCCGACATCGTGTGGAAGTTCGGCATAGACCACAACAAATACATAAAGTTCTGTGTTCTCAAACTCGGGATACAGGACGGAAGAGAACTCTTGAAATCAGAGAACTTCAAGAGGTACGCCGAGTATCTCAAAGTATTCGAGCAGTACAAGAGGATTTATGCAAGGTATGTCAAGACGGCCGAGTATATTGCGGACAGGTGCATCGAGGACGACACTACGCCATCCAAATTCATCGGAAGGCTAATCCGCGAGAACAGGCTTGGTTATGAATACATGTCGGGACGCATATCGAAGCATTTCATCGCGAGCATCCAGAACTTCGACAAGATATTCGAGAAGCTAGACAAAATAAACCAGGACGAGCTGCGCATCATCCTTGAAATTTCTGGAGAATTGAACCATGACATACAGGAGGCTTTCCTCATGTTCAAGTGTCAGCGGGTAAAGCCGATTTCATTCATCGAAAGGATAATCGAGAAGAAAAAACAGTAGAAATACAATGAAGACGAAAAATATGTTGACTTTGAAAACGGTTTTTGTTATACTATAGGTGTAAAATCAAAAAATCATACTCATCAAAACGGAAATAACCAAATATGTGCACATTCATGAAAACGGCGGACCTTCCATCTCGTAACGAAGGGGGGCAGAGCGGGAACAAGTCGTTCACGAGCTACTTTCTCAAACCAAACAAGGAGAATGAGCAGTACAGGCTCCGTCTTGTCTGGTATCGCCAGCCGTCCAAAAACGATCGGACCGAACCATACTTCGTGCAGCAGATCCACGACCACTGGGGGATGAACGACAAAGGGCATAAAATTGTAGACGACACTGTTGTCTGCCCGGCGACAAAGTACGTGAAATATGACGACGAGAAATTCGTTTTTAACGAGAAGCTAAACAAGAAGACACTCAACTGCCCGATTTGCCGAAAAGCCAATGAGGCTATGGCTGCGTACAAGGCTTCCGGAAAACAGGATAAAATTGCAATGCAGCGGTTCAATGCGCTCAAGTCGAAGTTCCGTGCGTGCGTTCCTGTCTATGTCATTGACGATCCGAACGCGTGGGATAAGGAACATGAGCGCAATTTCAACAATGGAAAGCTCAAGGTCCTGGTTTTCACCAACAAGGATGAGTTCGAGCGATTCGACAAATTAGTCCAGGAAGAGAAAACAAAATCCTATCTCGCATCGAAGGAGGGGCATCCGTATGAGGTCTTCAATGGCGAGAACGCTGTTGATCTTTTCATCCGCGTGGAGACGGTTCCAGAAGTTCGCTATGCTGGTACCCCGAAGGAATATGTGGCAAACGTCAGGAAAATCACCCAGATGGCGTTCGGACGCAAGGCTTACAACATTCCCCAAATCACCAAGGAACTCATTGACACCTTCGATTTCGACGACAAGTTCTACACTTCCAACACGAAGGAGGAGCTCCAGTCGTTCTACCGCAAATACTATGGTCAGGAGGAGCTCTCCGTCCCACAGGAAGATATTGACGACGTGTTTGCAGCATCAACCCGGGACAAAAAACAAGATGTCGTGGTTGAAAACGTTGCAAAGACGGAGGTTGAAACTGAGATCGCTCACGTGAACGATGAAATTGACGACATTCTTGGGGGTGATTCTGGTGACGACTTGGGGGCGGTGAAAACGCAAGACCCCGAAAAGTCAGAATCTGGTGATGCTGGGGTGTCTAATACGGAGATTGACGACATCCTCGATGGGCTTGAATGATTTAATGATTTAAGATATTTCGTATGGATGGTTCAGGAATAATCCGCTCCGTTCATGCAAAAACAAAAAAAAGGTAACAAAGGAGTAAGTCATATGTTTGACATAACTACCACAAAAAACGGAATCATGGATAGGTTCAACGACTTTGACGACATGTTCAAGTCGATGAACGCAATGTTTGGAGACCTATTCAACGGTCGCAAGAACAGTGGGCTGAGCATAATCAACCGTCCACACAACCTCTACACCTATAAGGACGAGAAGGGTCACGTAATCGGGAATAAGCTCGAGGTCGTTACTACCCCGTTCAAGAAGGACGAGGTTGGGGTCGAAGTTCAGAACGGAATTCTCACCGTCAGGTGTGGAAGCGAGAATAAGATTGAGGAGGATAATGAATCGATGGTTCATCACGGAATCTCGTCCCAGTCCTATACATTCAGCCTTAGGCTAGCTGACAGGGCCGACATCGACAAGATTGAGGCGAAGAACGAGGATGGAATCCTGACGATTAAGATTCCTCTCAAAGCTGAAGAAGTCTCTGAACCGAAGAAAATCTCGGTTCTCTGATAAACGAAACCTCGGCTTTTCCGTAGTCCACGGTTTACGCCGTGGACTTTTTTCTTGACTATTTTTCTTGAAATTGCTACAATATGATATATGCAAATTGAATTAGTCTCACATACACCATATCCAGAAACACTCATAGCAAGGGCGGCTTCGACATGCTACGACTCCATTCCAAAGGAGCTCGATGGGGCGAGGAAGATGATTTCCGCCATCATCAAGTCCGGTCATGAGAGTTGCGTCGAACACGCTTCGGCGTCATTCGAGGTAAATGGCGTATCACGTGTCCTGACACACGAGTTGGTCAGGCACAGGATTGGTTTTTCGTATTCTCAGAGAAGCCAAAGATATGTCAACGAGAAGAAACCATCCTTTGTTGTTCCGGAGGAGATAATTGGAAACGATGAAGCAAACAAGGTGTATAGTGATGCAATGTCGAAAGCGTGGGAGGCATATGGTAAACTCCAAGAACTCGGATATAGGAACGAAATCGCAAGGTACGTACTCCCGAACGCATGTGGCACGAAAATCTTCGTCACGGCGGACTTCAGGGCATGGCGCAACTTTCTAAAGCTCAGGCTCTCGAAAAGAGCACAACATGAAATCCGAGACTTCGCGAACGAAATCCTTAAAAAACTCTGGGAAATCGCACCTTCTTGCTTCGAAGACCTCAGGAACGGCGAAAATATCCAGAACACCTGAGAAGGATCCCCTAGAGCGAGAAAGAAGACGTTTGTGAAGAAGAACAAGCGAAGTAAGGATAAGAGCAAGTGTTGCGAGAAGTGCAATTTTTTCGATAACCGGAACAAGGACGACCCAATATGCAACCTGACGGGGATGTCGACAAAGGAGAATATCGTTTGTGCAAATCTTGACACATCATCCAAGATGAAATGTCAGATGTGCGGTGAGGAAATCAAGTACTTCTCCAAGGAGGAAATGCACAACGACACACACCTTTTTCAGATGGTTTCCGGAAGCGGGGCATCAGCAGGTCAAAGGATTCACCTTTGCCATAAGTGCGCATTCAGGGCTTGGGAATTGTTCGAAGAGCTACTTGAAAGAATTCGCGGAAGACACGGTTGACTTTTAAACGGAACAAACTTGAATATGAATTTCATTGTCTTTCAAAGAAAATAATTGATCTTTGTCTTGAAAACAATATTGGAAACATCGTCATAGGACACAACAAGAAGAGGAATCGACTGAAAATCATGAAGTGTTCGATGGGTAGGTCGCTTAAGATAATCGTTAACGTTTTCTATTCTCCGACGAAAGAGCTAAAAACTCTTCTTGAAGAAAACGAAGACATATATGTACCGATAAACGGAGGACACTCGTTGAACGACGGCTGGTCCTCGACTCATCTCATACCGGACGACACCGGGAACAATATCTCTGGCAAGAATAGAACGTTGAACGAGTTGACGAGCATATATTGGGCATGGAAAAATTACGACAGAATCCAGAACCCCGATTTCATAGGTTTCAATCACTATCGACGGTTTTTTCCGAGAGATCAGATTCTTGACTATGCAGACATGGACATGATACTTGCCCAGCCGGTTTTCTCAAATACGAACACCACTCTCGCCGAGCAGTACAGCATATACCACAACATTGCCGATTTGCAGACCTGTGTTGACGTGATTCGCGAGCATGACTTAAGATTCGGGAACGATTTCAGGGATTATCTCTTGACGCATACAACCAACTTTGCCCCATGCAATATGTTTATAATGAAGAAACGACTGTTCTTCATGTGGTGTGAGTTTGTGTTTCCGATAGTCTTCGACCTTGAAAGACGGATAGATCTTACCGGCAGGGACAACTACCAGAAGAGGGCGATTTGTTTTCTGGTAGAGAGGGTTTTCAACTACTGGTGCTATAAGAATCTCATTACCAAGAACATGATAAAGGAAGTTCCGGTAGAGGAGCACCTTGAATTCAAACCAATAGGAGTAAATGAAAGGGGAGATTGGTCGTGAAGACTGCGTTGGTGGCAATAGCGAAAAATGAGGACAACTACCTGAAAGAGTGGGTTGACCATCATCTTGACATCGGTTTTGACGAGATATTCATATTCCAGAACAATTGGAGATATGGGAAATCCGATGTAATATATCCGAATGTGCATCTTCTTGAGTGCGATGGTCACAGAATGCAGAATCCGTGCTACAACACGTTCATACTGAATAACCACAAGAGGTACGATTTCGCTACATTCCTCGACATAGACGAGTTTCTTCACATAAAGTCCGGAGAAAAGGTGGATGAGTGGCTTGGGGGGTATGCCGACTCCGAGATAATCTACGTCAACTGGAGGCTTTTCGGCGACAACGGACTTGATTTTGCCGAGAATGGGAATTACTCGGTGTTGGATAGGTTTAAGATGTGCAGCAGGACACTCTCCCCACTTGGAAAAATCTTTATCAATTTCAGGAAGATGGGCTCGTCCGTCAGGTTCTTCAATCCACACATCGTCATCATGGATGGGGACGGAATAGTTCTTCCAAATTATGTGTTCCCAAATAGAAAGACCGCAGTCAAGCCGTGGATGATGAAGGAAAGCGAGATGTCCAGGATCGGCGAACAGCCGGTTGAGCTGTGGCACTTTCGCAACAAGACATATCAGGAATGCTACGACAGAAAGTACAATCAGGACGACGCGTTCCACGAAGCTTCGGAATGCGATTTCCTTACGGACCTCGATATGTTCAACCGTGTTTTCAAGGAGCACAACAGGAACGACATTTCGGTGGAGGAAATTAAGTGAGTACATTGAAGACTGCGTGTTTCATTTACAACCACAAGAGTCCATACAACTACCTGACAAAGGATTGCATCGACAGGATAAACAGAACAGACGGACTATTCGTCATAAACTGTGGCTCCGAATATGACCAACAGAATGATTTCCATGAAATAACAAAACCAATATACAATGACGGAGACAACGGAAGGTTGAATCCGTACATAGGCGAGATGACCGGTATGGGCTGGCTCTTTGACAACTATGAGAAAATAGGGAATCCGGACTACATCTGCACATGCCACTATAGGAGGTTCTTCCATGAGCGCGACATTGCGGACTTCGAGAACTTCGACATAATCAGCTCGTCGAACAAGAACATTTTTCCGTACTCGATGCTCAGGCAGTATTCGATGAACAGAAATCACGATATCGAGCTGTTCAAATATCTAATCAATATTCTCCCCGAAAAAGTCAATGTCATGGCAAATGCGTATTTCAACGACCCCATGCAGGTGTTCAAGCAATGCAACATGTTCGTCATGAGAAAAGAATTGTTCGCGGAATACTTCGGGTTCATTTCCGGACTAATAAAGAAGGCTCTTGACTGGGCTGATCCATGGAACACACTAAAGGACAAGCCTGACGAGGACAAGCGTACGATTTCATTTGCAATTGAGCGTTTTACATCCTTCTTTATTGATTATTTAGTTATATCGAAACGTCTCCGCCACAAGATATGTTTTGACATTGAATTTTACAGAACGAAGCCATGGTGAAAACCGTTGTATACACCTGTATAACCGGAGAATACGACAAACTTCGGAAATTCAGGAATCCTTCGGATCCGGGAATTGACTTCGTATGCTTCACGGACAACCAGAATCTCGCGTACGACTGCGAAAACTGGAACATACGAAATATTCCAAAAGAACTTGGCTGTTATTCTAACGTGAAGAAACAGAGACTTTTAAAGATTCTTCCGCACAGATTTCTTTCCGATTATGACATTTCCGTATGGGTTGACGGAAACATTGAAATACTATGTGATATTTCCAAGTTCCTGAAGACTGTCGATTTCGAAAAATATAGTTTTTATACGAGACGTCATCCTGTCAGGGATTGTATCTACAACGAAGCCAGTGTTGTATTAAATCTGAAGAAGGACATCCCGTCCGTCGTCGAGCCCCAGATGAAGGGTTACAGGAATGATGGGTTTCCCGAACACTATGGTCTGGCTGAAACCGGTATAACAGTCAGGAGACACAACGAAAAAGATTGTATAATACTTGATGACATGTGGGCTGAAGAGATAAGGAAGCACTCCCACAGGGATCAGCTCAGTCTCGACTACGCAAGATGGAAGAGCGGAACCGGAATCGGGTATTTGGTTATAGGGAACTTAAGAAATGACAAGAACTTCAGATGGAGCAGGCATGGCTGACTTCGATGTCGTGCTATCACTTACGACATGGAGGGGCAGGCTTTCCGGCAACAACGTTCTGAACACGTTGAAGTCGCTGCTCAAGCAGTCATGCGACTGTACGTTCAAGATTGTCATTACAATATTCAGGGATGATGTACAATACATCAATGATAATCTCAGAAGGTTCATTGACAATAATGGAATAGAGATTCTTCAGTGCGATCTCGATTTAAAATCACACAAGAAGTATTTCTATGTCATGAAGAAGTACCGCAATAAGCCGATAATCCTCTTTGATGATGACTTGATATATATGGAGAATACTGTACAACTCCTCTGGGACAACTATCGCATGTTCAAAAAGTGCGTTTCGTCGAGGAGGTGCAGGAGGATAGTGTACGACAATTTTGGGCTTGCCGAAAAATACGGGAGGTGGAGGCTTCAGCTGACGCCATGCAAACCATCCTTTGATCTCCTTGCCACAACCGGCGGTGGTACGCTGATACCCCCGAGACTGCTTGACATATCGGAACGGGACATCCCCATGATGATGCGGACGATAACCTCAGACGACTTGTTCCTGAAGTACAAGATGAACGCCAGCAATGTCCCCGTATCATACGTGTTTGACGTATACCACAGGATGTCGTACACCGAGCAGACCGAGTCCTCAGATAAGGAATCCCTTTGTTTTGTCAATATACAGAACGCGAAGTTGAATAATCTATACATCAGGATATTGAACATAAGGGACAGGACGAGGATACCGGAACGTCTCATTGTCTCGATGACATCGTGGAAAAAGAGAATAGGAAATGTCGCAGATGTCGTAAAATGTATTTTTAATGGTACAGTAGTTCCAGACAGAATAGTGCTGAATCTTTCAACCGACGAGTTTCCAGAAAAGACGGTTGAACTTCCGAAAGAACTCGTCGACCTTCAGAACGAAAACCGTCTGTTCGAGATAAACTGGGTTAAGTATGACACGAAGCCGTACAAGAAGCTGATACCATCCCTGATCAGGTTTCCGAAAGATGCAATAGTCACGGTGGACGATGACATAGACTACCCATCCAGCTTCTGCGAGAATCTCTGGATGGCGTATATTGCGAACGGCAGGAAGTATCCTGTCACGGCGAATCCGAACATGTGGTACAGGAACACCCTTTCGCATTACGGTGCGGGGTCACTCGTCAGGAAAGACATGTTCGGGCATGTTCTATGGGACATATACAACAACCTGGTGGTGAGCAACATGGACCTGTACAGGTTCTCCGACCCCGTGTTCACATATTCCATAATCCTTTCAGGTTCGCACTATGTGTTTGCAAAATGCCTTGATGTCGACAGGATAAGGAAAAGACAGCGGGGGGACAGCACGAGCTTCTCGAAGATTGGAAACGACGGGTATCTGATGTCGCTGATGGCGGAGCACACGACGCTGATTTCATACTTTTCCAGAAAATACAACATGAACATGGAACTTCCATTCGACTTGAGAAGGAGGAAGCGATGACCGTCAGCTTCACGGACTTCCTGAACAACTCTTTCTATATGGGAAACTGAGAAATGTCTATGAATATTCGATGAAAGACAGGAGAAACGTGAGATTTCACATCCCGTGAACTCTATGCCATGCTGAAGACATGGCATCTTTCTCGTCAAATTTTTTGTAAATATTTTCAAGAAAATTCAGTAATGAAAAGTATCAGCAGAAGGCTTCAGGAAGACAAGGTAATAGCGAAGGAAGACGAGAGTGGAGCACCTGGTGGCGGAGAGGTTTCGGCACCGCCATCAACACCAACCCCGGACGGAGATATATCGAAGCCGACATCCCCGAAGCCTGACGGGAGCCTCTCGACTTCCGACGTTCTTGGAAAGTGTGACCACAAGCACGACGGCTTCTTCGGTCCTGGCTGCATGCACAGACCATTCGCCGTGTTCTCGTATCCAGTCTCGAGAATCAAGAGGAAGAAGAGGAAGTACATAAAGGTTCTCGATCTCACGGAATCCGACGATTTCGAGCATTTCAACGGAATCGCGAACCATTTCATCGACGAGACGTTTAACTATGTCAACGACGAAATCCTCTGTGATATAGATCCTTCCCTGACGGCGACATACAATCCGGACTACAGGTTTGACGGAGAAAAATCAGAGTGGGTTGCCGCGCTCGACGACATGAGGAAGGACAGCCCAAAGGTCATCTCCGTCGCATTGAACCTTCCAGCAATCTACAACTTCCTAGACGAGAACTCCCTTGAGAACGACACGGATGAAATCGGGTGTCAGGTGAAGGCTTCCATTCTACACGAGGTCGGTCACGGAATTGTCAGGTATTTCGGCGTAACCGGCACATACGATCTGGAACTCACGGAAAACGAGGAGGAGAATCTCGTCACCGAGTACGTGAAGTTCAAGATGGGTCGGCACACAGGGACAAAGGAGTCAAAACTCCAGAAGTTCATTGACGAAATGTTCCCGAAGATGGTAAATGAATCTGAAGATGGCTTGAGGAAGATAGCCTGCAGAAGGGGTTGTGGAATCAGGAACGCCAGGGTCGGAAGGGTCGATGATTCAATCAGCGGAATGCGGATCGACGAGGATGGGGTCTGCATATTCGGAATCAAGTCTCCCCTTACCGTCGATTTCACAAGCAGGGGGTGCATGGGTGTCACAAGGGGTGACGATCCGTCCGTCATGAGGTTCGTCAAGCCGTCGACAAGGGACGTCGTGGATATATTCCGCCTTGGTGGAAAGACCCCTCCGATGAAACTCCTTCTGAACACGTACGGAATCAACCATCCGAACGTGAAGGGAAGTCCGGAATTCCCGAAGTATTCCGACTTGACTACAGTCAGTGTGAACGAGAACTCTTCGGAATGTGGGAGGGAAATGTTCACGTTCCAGACGAAAAATGGATGTGAACACGTATACGAGTCCGGAACCGTCGTGAGGAAGGACGCATCTGACAGGGATGTTCTCGGAACGGTGAAGGAGAGCCTTGACGGTTTTCTCGGAAGGCTGTACCGGGACGATTCCGTCGTGATCTACGGGAACGAGAACCTGAGGGGGGATCTTGGCGGATTTCTCGGAAACCTTGGCTGAAGTTGTTGTGGTCTGAAAACGAAACCTGACGCTTATTGTGTCAGGTTTTTGTATTTTTATGCTAAAAATGATGATTTAACGTGTTTTTGACCGACCGCATGGTTGGCTATTTACGGGTCGGAAACGGTAGAATACTATGCCGAGAACAGGGTAATTATTCATGTAGATTTGGAGGTAGTTGTATGTCTGAAAGTGAAGAGCTGATGCGAAGCGAGCAGTTTGCGAAGTCGGTGAACAGGCGAGAAACAGACTTGACTTTTTTCGGTGATCGTGCTACAATAGTGAATGTCGTGACGCTTCTGTCATACATACGACATGCAGTTCAGAACAATGAGGATGCCGAGATAACCGTTAAGATCGGAAAGACACGCGGAGACGCTGAGTTCGAGTTTACGGTGAACAACATGAAGACCGGCGACCTGATTACGAAAGACCAAATCGAGATAAGCTGATTTTTGTTGAAAGGAAACTATGGTAAACATCATCAAGAAGAATGGTGAGTTGCAGAAATTCAATGGTGAAAAAATCAAAAGGGCTATCAGGAAGTCTGCAAATCGAGTCTGTGTGACATTGACAGACAGGGAGGAGAAACAGGTTGTTGATTCTGTCAAGAAACAGCTCCAATATCAGGTTCAGGATATAGCCGTTGAGACCATACACAACATGGTCGAAGTGGCTCTCGACAAGATCAATTCAGATGTTGCAAAATCATATAGATCATATCGAGACAATAAGAACCACTTTGCTGAAATGCTTGATAAGGTGTACACAAAGAAACTCTCATTGAATTTCATTGGTGATCGAAGTAATGCAAACGCAGATTCGGCTCTTATTACGACACAGAAAGCCATTGTATATAATGAACTTAATTCTGAGTTGTACAAAAAGTTTTTCCTTACCCAGAAGGAAGAACGGGCAATGAGCGATGGATATATCTACATTCATGACCGTGGTTCAAGACTTGATACAATAAATTGTTTTTCCGAAGATACTGAGTTTATAACGTCAAATGGTATTAAAAAGTTTTCTGATTTCAAAAATGGTGATACTATTATAGTTCTCTCTCAAAATGGAAATTGGAAGAAAGCCACCGTTCATTCATATGGGATACAACGATTGAATAAGGTATCATTTAAGAGAGGTTCAAATTGTGTTAAGACAGTATTTTGTACAGCAAACCATCGTTGGATACTAAAGGATGGTACAGAAACAACTTCGTTAAAGATTGGTGACAAGTTGTGTCGAACACCAAATATATCAGAATTTGACTGGAACGATCTTGACGCAGATTCTAAGCGTTGGTGGGTATATGGGTTTTGTTGTGGTGATGGTTCAACTGTACAAGGTAGTGAAAATTCGTGGCATTCATACATTAGGCTGTTTGGTCATAAGTGTGAATATGCCGACATGTTCAGAGACGCTGGCTTTACTGTTTCACAACCAAAACTTGGAAACTATGATTCCTATAGTGTATATGTTCCAAAATTTAGAAAAAGTGATATTTCATTTGAAACAATACCATTTCAAATGATTGGAGTATTTGTCAATGGATGGTTGTGTGCAGATGGACACAGAAATTTAACCTTCAATTCGAATTCTTCATTTAGGGGAATACAGGTGACTGGTTCACAAAATTCATTTGTCGAAGATCTCCTAAACATCGCAGGGTATTTTACAACAAGAAAATATGACAAAACTAACCAAGTAACCAATTATGGGTCTCGTGGTGGCACAACAATTGAGTATGGATTTTATTCAGATTGTGGATTTAGGACATGGGTTGTTGATGACATCGAACAAACTGACCGTTGTGAGACTGTGTGGTGTCTTGATGTCGAGGATGATCATGGGTTTGTACTAAAGCACGGGATTCCAACAGGGAATTGCTGCCTTTTTGACATGAAAAACCTGTTGACTGGAGGATTTTTCATGGGAAATCTCGACTATCAAGAGCCGAAAACCCTTTCTGCAGCAATGGCGTTGATGTCATCTGTCATCATGAATGCCGCTTCATCACAATATGGCGGGTTTACGGTATCTCAAATAGACAAATTATTGGCTCCATATGCCAAAAAGTCATACGATATACATTTTAATGATTATATCTCGATTTTGCATGATAATGGTGTCAATGAAATTACTGAACATGAATCCAAATTGGCTGATGAATATGCAATGAAGAAAGTCTCTCGGGAGTTTTCACAGGGATTTCAGGCATGGGAAATGGACTTCAATTCAGTTGCATCATCGCGTGGAGATTATCCATTCACCGCAATAACGTTTGGTCTTGGTACTGGACGTTTCGAAACACTTGCATCTTCGATATGCCTGAAGGTCAGAAAGGAGGGACAGGGCAAACCAGGTTTCAAACATCCTGTATTGTTCCCAAAGATTAACTTCTTCTATGATGAGAATCTTCATGGGAAGGGAAAAGAACTGGAATGGCTGTTTGATGAGGCTATCGAATGCTCGTCAAAGGCTATGTATCCAGACTACATCTCGTGCACCGGCGATGGTTATGATGGAGACATATATAAGAAATATGGAACTCCGATTTCAAAAATGGGATGTCGTGCAAACCTGTCTCCTTGGTTTATAAGAGGTGGAATGGAACCAGCCGACGAAAACGACTATCCTGTTTATGAGGGGCGTTTTAACATGGGTGCTATATCACTTCATTTTCCCATGATTGTTGCCAAGGCAAAGAAAGACGACAAGGACTTCTACGAAGTTCTCGATTATTATCTTGAAATGACTCGTGGAATCCATAAGAGAACGGTTGAGTTCCTTTCACACAAGAAAGCTGGAATAAATCCACTTGGGTTTTGTCAGGGTGGTTTTCTTAACGGAACGAAAGACCCAGATGAGGAACTCGGAGTGGATTTTCTTAGACCGATGACGATATCGTTTGGAATAACCGCACTGAATGAAGCCTCAATACTTGCAACTGGAAAAAGCCTCGTCCAGGATAATACATGGGCTATTGATGTATTGAGACACATCAATGAGTATGTCGATAGAATAAAAAAAGAGGATGGCATTCTTTATGCAATTTATGGAACGCCTGCAGAATCACTTTGTCATACTCAGATTGAACAATTTAGACAAAAATATGGAATCGTGAAGGATGTTTCTGATCATGAATATACTTCAAACTCATTCCATTGCTGTGTCAGGGAAGAAATAACACCTGTACAGAAGCAGGATATAGAATACCCTATGTATCATCTTTGCACAGGTGGACGTATACAGTATGTCAGATATCATCTCCAATATAATCTTGAAGCAATAAAGACTCTTGTTCGTCGTGCAATGAAAATGGGTTTCTATGAGGGAGTAAATTTCGAGAGTTCATTTTGTGAGGACTGTGGTTTTGCTTTTACAGACAGTGACAAATGTGAAAAATGTGGAAGTGAACACATTACAACCATTCAACGTATGAACGGATATATTTCATACTCTCGTATTCGAGGAAGGACAATGTACTCAGATCATAAACTTGCAGAATTCAAAGATAGGAAATCGATGTAATTGTCAACCACGCACCGACTGAAGATCGGTGCGCTTGCCGGGTCTGACCCCGACGTTCGGGCTGTTGACAAGCCCGGGTGACACCTGTTCCTGGTGTTGTACGCGGCTGCCCGTCCAGCAATCCATTTGGGACGTTCCCATTACACAATGTGTTTACGGCTTTCTTCAAAAACACCTTGACTTTTATGTTTCAAATGCTATAATATGCAATGAAAGGAAAAGCCGATTCGTCACATCCACTGAAGATGGCTGCGTTTCCTCGGCCGAAAATTATGAATTACCTTAATATCACACATTGCGATCAACATAATGGCGATGGAAATCGAACTGTCTTGTGGGTTTCCGGATGCAGCCACCATTGCAAGGGTTGTCGAAGTTCATTTTCATGGGACCCAGGTGCAGGGATTCCTTTTGATGAAAAAGCAAAAGAAGAGCTGTTCAAGGATCTCACAGAAGAGTGGTGTGCAGGTGTGACATTTTCCGGTGGCGATCCTATGTTTTTTGATAACAGGGACACAGTAATTGGACTTGCTAAGGAAATTCACGAAAAGTTTCCAAATAAGACGCAGTGGCTTTATACCGGATATCAGTGGCATGAGATTCTGAATGATCCGACAATGACTGACATTGTGAAGTATGTCGATGTGATTTGTGATGGGGAATATATTGATTCATTAAAGAATCCAGAATGTCACTGGGTTGGTTCGTCAAACCAGAACGTGATTAATGTGAAGAAGCGGTTGAAACAGGTGTCGGAAATATCCAATAGCATTCTGTAAGAGATATGATCATGTTCAAAACAATTAACCTTAAAAAATTTCACATCAGTCTCTAAAGGCTATCATACATATTGTTGTAGAAGATGCGCAAATCAACACAATAATTCGGTACAATACTAAAAGGAAAACAAAAATGAAGAAACTCAAGCTTATCCTTAAGAGAATCCGCCAGTTCTTCTGGATTCCGTTCAACAGGGACGCGCTTTGGTGTGTTTGCATTCACGAGCAGTACTGTACGTGGAATCCGAAATCAGTCAGGAAGAACCTCACGTTCTGTCATGTCAACGACGAGACACAGGAACACAGGGAAAGAATTGGTGTTGCCCTAAAGATAAAATCCAAATTAACGTCAAAAAGGGCGATTCTTGAAATACCGTTTTTTGTCGGCATTTCAAGTCCATCAAACCTCCATCCAATTTGTGTTGAGACAATCGACGACATTGCCGGAAATGTTGGGGATTATTTTCGCGAGTTCGGACAGTACAAGCTTAATGGTACGGGAACCATTGAAGGAGGAGACTGTATCTCGCTTGTCCAGATAAACAAAAATAATTTCCACATATTCAAGGAGCCGTTCATTGATTTCGGACAGTGTGATCGCTGAAGCCAACCGAGAGTTTGAATTTTAGGTAATTTTTTGAAAGTATAGACATTTATACAAGCTAAAATCGACTGGGATAACGTTGAACCAGCGATGATGATTGATTATTATAACAGAGAACAACATCAAAATCCATTCTTTCGTGAAAACCTCGTCGGTTCTTATAAGGTTGATACAAGTCCAGAAATCGTCAAGGAATATGTCAGATTTAGTATGAGAATGTGTCTCCACGACTGGAATAGTGTTGTCTGGAAGCATAACTGTTTCAACACACACATCATGAACACCGAAAAGAATGTCGTGATATCATCAATGTTTTTCAACGTTCAGTCTAAAGTTGGAAAGTTTATAATGGAAAACAATGTTGGGGCTGAATATGTCAACAAAAACGTCATTGACTATTTTGTTTCGATTGACGATACATACGAAGACATGGTGGTGGACATGAAGTTTCAGGTACTTCATTATAAAATGATATCGAATTGTCTAAACGACAGGCCAATTGTCAGGTCTGTAATACCGATTGCTGGTGCTTTTCAAATACACACTTGACTTTTATGTTTCAAATGCTATAATATGTGCAAAAAGGAGAAAGCCGATTCCCCGCAGCTATCTTCAGTGGCTGCGTTTCCTCGGCTGAAAATTAATTAAATTCTTTAATTATTTATATTTATATAATACTAAAAATTTTATTTTAAATAAACTTTTTAATAATATTTAAAGTAAATAAATATATTAAAAGTAAATACAATCATGACAACGCTTAAATTGAAATTAGAAAACGAAATAGATATTCTGAAAGAACAGAAGGTTTTCAGCAATATTGTTCGTCTTTCATTTAATCGTTTTCAGGATGGTTTAAAAGAAAAAGAAGTTAGAGAATTTCTGAAAGATAAATTTGAAGGTTGGAATTCATGGTTTGTCCAGTGTGGAATAAAAGTAGGACAACAACTGTTTCAGAAACACAAAGATAAACATATTGTTTTTGGCGGAAAACATAATCTGAAACAATACTTGAAGAAGTTTATTTCTAAAGAACAATTCAAAGAAAAAAGACTGTTTCCTATAAATATTCAAGGAGAAAAACTTTATAAAGGAAATAGACTATTTGATTTTTATTTTGATGAAAATGAAATTGTTTTCAAACTATCAAGAGAAGACCATAGAATTCTAAAATTCAAAACTCCTCATAAGAAAATCAGAAACAATTTAACAAGACTTCAAGAACTAGTCGACAATAAACAAATAACAATAACAGTCTCTTTGACAAAAGAAAACATTTATTTGACTTTTGATGAAACAAAGATAACTGATTGCAATTTTAAAAACCTAAAGACAAATAGAGTTCTTGGAATTGACATGAATCCTAACTATATTGGTATGTCTGTCTTGGAATTTGATGAAAACAATGAATTTAAAGTACTTGAAAAGAAAGTTTTTGATTTGTCAAAATTGACAGTCAAGTCAGGAAAATCTAGTTCAGACAAGAAATCAAAATATCTTGTAAACAAACTTAGATTTGAAACCATCCAAATAGCACATGATATAGCTAATCTTGTTGATTATTGGAAATGTGACAAGGTAGTTATTGAAGATTTGTCAATAAGAACTTCAGATAAAGGTCATGGAAGATTTTTCAATAGACTATGCAATAATGTATGGAATAGAAATTTGTTTGTCAATAAACTGAAATCACTTTCCTTACTTTGCAATTTCAGTTTAGTTGAAGTCAATCCTTGCTATTCAAGTTTTATTGGAAATATCATGTATGGAAATGAAAACACTCCAGACATGGTTGCTTCATCAATAGAAATAGCAAGAAGAGGATACAGAAAATTTGAAAAAAGTTGGTTCTATCCAAATATCAAAGATGAAAGAATAGATGAGCCATGGAAGCAAACACTATCTGGATTTGATAACTGGAAATCAGCATTTCAGGAAATCAAAAAATCGAAAGTGAAATATCGGTTTCTGCTTCAGGATTATGTCCAAAATGCAGTTTTCAGTAAATTCTATAGTCAAAAACAATTATTTAAATACAGTTTTATTTAATTGACTAAAGTTTTTATATTTTATGAAAATTTTTGCGACTTCAGATTTGCATGGAATGCTTGATGGACTCGACCCTTCGGGGTGTGATGTTGTGGTGGTTGCCGGAGATTTCACGAAACTGAACAGATTCGACAAGTTGGGTATGCTCGACCAAAAGAAGTGGGTTGAGGACAAGTTCATTCCGTTTACCCAGAAACACCCAAAAACCGAATTCGTTGTCGTTCCCGGAAACCACGACTTGATTTTCGACACAATGAAAACACTCATCTTCCGAGACATAAATTTTAGTGTGGACTTTCCTGACAATGTACATCTCCTTGTCAACTGCGGGATTGAGTTGAAGGGGGTAAAGTTCTGGGGATCTCCGAATGTCCCGATTATTAACCACATGTGGGCGTTTGAAAGCCCTCACCGGGAATTGACCGAAAAATTCAGTATGATTCCTGAAAATGTAGACATTCTTGTCACACACTCCCCTCCGAGGATTGACGGGAAATATCTTGACGCGAGCCTGCAGTACGGCGGAACCAGATTCTTCGGAAGCAGTGAACTTACTGAAGCAATCCTTGACAAGACTCCGAGGTTTGCGTTTTGTGGTCACATTCATTCCGGAAGCCACGAACCATGTGAGTTCCATAAGACACTGATTCACAACGTTTCAAGGGTCGACGAGAACTACCGCATTGCATATCAGCCGACAGTAATCGAGGTCTGAAGGAGGTTCTGCACATCCGATAAAAACATCGGAATCCACTGATTTTGATGTCAATCACAAGATCATCAACATAAATCCGCGCGTTGAGAAAATAGTTCCGAAAAATGCGCTTCATTCATCCGATAATTCTGTTTCTTGATGACGACCTGAACAAGTCTGCGCAGTACTTGACGAATCGGTTCCTGAATATAAACATCAAGAACTGCTGTCAGATTCTCGTCTGTTCGCTCCTATATGATGTGGGCATACGGAGCAACCGGTTCTGCAAATACTATTTCTGCAGGGAACGGAAATCCGAGTCCATACAGAAATTCTTCCCGAATTGGCCGTTGAAGGAGCCTCCGAAATTTGTCAACTACAATTCTCAGGAGGCGAAATGGTGCAGGAAATGTCAGAATCATTTCGAGGTTATCCTAAGGTATTTTGAGTGTCTTCTTGACGAATATTCCTTTAGATACGGACATGACCACGAATTGTATGAGATGCTTGATTTTATGAGGCTTGCCCCCATGGAATGCGGCTTGAGGACCGGTGTCAAGTTGTTCTACATTCACAACTTGAAAATTGTTCTCCCATGGAAGAATCTTCCTATTAAGTTCAGGAGAAAAGATATAATTGAAGGGTACAGAAATTATTATTGCTCTCAAATAGTCGATCCAATCATGGAATATGGCAATAGCAAGAGGGGCGTTCCCGATTTCGTCATAAAGAACCATGTGATGGAATTTTAAAATAAGACTTGAATTGTATCCTGAAAAATGCTATAATTTTCGCACGGAAAATGAAGAATAAAATGAACACAAGTAAAAACATGTATCGCATATTCACCTATGAAGGCGGCAAGGAGACTGAAATCAAGCGAGTCGAACTTGATAACGACGAAGAGGTCATCAGGACTGTTGTGAATATGAACTTGTCTTCGCACAAGACATTCTACTGGGAGCATCTTCATGACACCGGAACAGTGCAGGATGATGGAAGTGTGAAACATCTAGAACCGGAATCGACGGATCACATCTTCTGGAAACACAAGAATCAGAGGGAGACCTGGGGCGTGTGGGAACGGATTGTGGATTTCTTCTGGAAGTCATACTATCGTCTGAATGACTGGAAATACGAGATTGTATATGCATTCGAGCGTGTCTTTAAGAAGTATGATCGCCGCGCCGCATGGGATATCGAAACATTTGTTCTCGACGGCGTTCGCTACAACACACTGCGCTTGATTAAGTATGGACATGGTGTTCCACAAGATTATCGCGAAAAGGCTCGCAAACTCCTCCGCAACATGACCAATGACGAGGTGAAGGAGTCGTTCAAGACTGAAGTTAACTCAAACACCGAGGAGATTAGTGTAGCGGACGCCCTATGGAGGACAGACCTTCAGGGACTTGTTGACGATATTGATCTTCTTCGTTGGTATGAAAGATACGGCAGTATAGACGAGGATGAAATAGAACGCATAATGCCTGACACCCACCTCGTTCTCTCCGAGTATCCTATTCCGAAACTCAAAGATAGCAACGAGATTAATTACGAGAAAACAATGGAACTCCATAAGAAGACAAACGACCGAATCTTTGACTTCCTCAAGAACAACATTGGAAAGATGTGGGACTAAAACCAACTAAAACGATGAAAAACAACATCAACCGATGGTCATCAAGGATTGTGGGGGCTTCTGTACAAGAGAGAGAGTAAAATGGACAGAACAAAGAACACAACTGGATGCAAACTGCGAGATTGTATATTTGAACTCAGGAACATCCTTGCAGACTTAAATGTGGTTGTCGAAAACACATGTGAAAACCAGTTTCCGGAGGATTCTCTTGATCGGAACGAGACTCTTCTCCTAGTATCCCATGAGAACATTGAAAAACTCATCAACTGGCTTGAAAACAACTGAACAAAATGGCTAAAAAGAACTACTATCAAATTCTCGGGGTCGAACGTACCGCAAGTGACGACGACTTGAAGAAAGCATACCGAAACTTGTCGAAGAAATACCATCCGGATCTTCAAAATGGAAAATCGGATACCGAAAAGGAGGATGCAGAGGAGAAATTCAAGGAAATAAGCGAGGCTTATTCAATCCTATCCGACAGGGAAAAACGTGAATACTATGACAACTTTGGAACCGTTCCAGGTGAAAACGGAGGTTATGGGCAAAGTGTCGACCCACGGGAATTTTTTCGCCGTCATTTTCACGAGTTTGGTGGCTTTGGTGATATTGATTCCGTTTTTGGCAGTTTTGGTTTTGATATGGGCGGTTTTGGTCATACCACTAAAATCGATCCGAATTCTCAGAAGAACGGGAAGGATATAAGGGTGCAAATCAATGTCCCACTTGAAGCCGCCCTATATGGGTCTGAAAACGAGGTTCCGATTCGTGTGACAGATCCGTGTCACCACTGCAACGGTACCGGTGCCGACGGCGGAAACATCGAAGAATGCTCAATGTGCAACGGGACGGGAATCAGGCGGGAAAGGAACGGGATGATTCTCATGCAGACAACATGTCCTTCCTGCAACGGAATGGGTTTCATCGCAAAGGATACCTGCCATTACTGTGGTGGAACCGGAACTGAAAGTGGCATCAGAAGGATAAACGTAAAGATTCCACGGGGGATTGACACCGGATCTTGTTTAAGGGTTGTCGGTGAAGGTTCAAAAGGTACCAACGGTGGAATGAACGGTGATTTGTATATCACAATCAATGTGCTGGACAATTCTATCTTTTCGCGCCACGGTAGGGATCTTGCGACGACGGCATACATTTCCCCGTTCTCAGCCATGCTTGGTGACAAGATTGATGTACAGACACCATGGGGAATTGCGTCGTTGAAGATTCCGGAAAACACAAACAATGGGAAAGTGTTCAAAATTTCCGGAAATGGCATGCACACCGCAAACGGAGATGGTGATTTATATGTGAAGATTGAAATTGAGACGCTAACGAATCTTACAGATACGCAGAGAAAGGCGTTGAAAAGGTTTAAGAAGACTATCACTGACAATAACCTCCCAGAGAGCACGGCATTCAAGAAAAAATGTGAATCGTTCGAAAACAACACAAAAGAGAAGCGATGATTGTAGTTGAACCAATTTTGAAGATATGATTTGGCTGGTTTTTTCCTGCTTAATTCCTCCAGAAGAGAACGGAGAGAAAATGTGCCCGTTGAATTTTGGGTGATTGACATTTCGGACGGGGAACCACCTAAAATCGATTTTCTGTGATATGACTCGTGTTTGCCCCCCCCCCAGAACGATTGAAACTAAAACACACTTGACTCACATCGAAAATATGCTATAATTTTTGTATGTCTAAGAGATTCTTCACATCTGATTTCCACCTGTCAGATCAACTTCTGATAGATAATGGTATACGTTCGTTTAAGTCGGCCGAACGTATGAACGAAATCATATTGAAGAATTGCAATCAGCGGTGCAGAGTGGATGACATGATAATTCACTGTGGTGACTTCTACTGCTACAAGGGTGATCGTGGCTCTCTTGGTGGAACGGAAAACCCGATTGACGTCATGCGGAAAATCGACGCAACTATCATTAACATCAGGGGAAATCACGACGATAACAACAAGGTGAAGTCATTTTGCGATTCCATGCGGACAACACTTGGAAGAAAGTATCTTGCCGTCTCGGTTGGACATTATCCGTCAACGCACCCACGGTCTCGTGGAACATTCCATTATGGAGACATACGGATTCATGGACATATACACTGCAAGCCAGTGGAGGGTGGAAAAATCATCAAACCACCGAGATATTTCATCGACTTTGAGCATAAGGTCCTGAACATCAACGTGAACTGTGAGCTATGGAACTACAATCCGGTATCGGAGGATGAGTTGATTGTGTTTGTAGATAAAATAATGAGAACACATGGGAAATGATGTTTTTTTTTGGAAACACGACAATTTTATTTTGAGATCCGGTAAAATACTATCAATCAACTGAAATCCAAACAACTAAAGAGGTAAAGAACGATGATTGACACTGACGAAAGCGAGAGCGGATACCAAATCCAGGTTGTGAACATTGCCTGGGGAAGGGATGTCGGGGAGCGGGGAAAGAAGAAGGAGAGACCTTCCGATACCGTACTTGACGTTCCTGGGGAAATAATGAAACATCAGAAAAATCAGACGAAGTTTATGGAGCTTATTGAGTCGTTTACGTACAACATTCTAACAAGGAAGTACGGTGCAGAGGTTTACAGTTGTCAGATATACCTTCCTGTTGAAGGCTGAATATCAGTTGAAAAAAGAACGACCGCCCTTTCGGACGGTCGTTTCTATTTAACCCCAACCTTGATTACTTAAGAGTGTCACCTATTGTCTTGAGTGCCTTGTACATCATGTTCAGGGATGTGAACACGTTGTCGAGAGACGCAGCCGAAAGCCGTGTGTCGGAGAAGGCTGTCAGTGTGGACTCAACTGAATTTACAATTGTCTTTAGCTGTGCCTTCACCCCGGTTGCAACCTCAAGGTCTTTCGCGTCAACATATTTGCTTGTGGCTGCACACCCCGTATACTTCCCGTCGGCATCATCCGGCATGGCAAGATTGCAGAGTTGATGTCCCATCGCATCATCATAGTCGTCGCTGATGACGTAGATGCAATTTTCGCTTATCTTTCCTTCAATTACCAGGTTCTTGTAATCGGCGTTGTTGATCTTTACGACAGAGAGGTCAGATTTGTTTACATCAACAGTCTAACCGGTGATTGTTCCAATTGAGATTTTTCTGTCGATTCCAGATGAGAGAGTGTCAATTGTGGCGCAGAGATCCTAAACGTTCGAAATTATCGGCCTGGCTCTTGATACGCTTATTTTTCCATTCGTTTCGGTGACGGATGTAACGAATTCGTTTGTTTTGACAGAATCGAGGTAGTCAAGATCATTTATTTTGTTTATTATTCTATCATCGACATATGTGTCGATTCCACTTATTTCATTTGGAACCAAATCTGTGCATTCAACACCTATCTTTCCGTCAGACTGGGTTATTTTTGATATTTTCTTTTTTGATTGAACTTCAAACGAATTATCAAGATCCCCTATGTATGCACAGAGGTCTTCGACGTATGCGCACAGGTCTTCGACGCTCAACTTGACATCGTTTGCCGTATAGCCATCTGAGTACTTAAGTTTTTTGTCGTCAATTTTAAGGTTCTTGTCGACTTTGATGTCTTTCTTGATTTCAAGTTCAATGATGTCCTTATTCAGGTTATTGGTATTGAACTGATTTTCGAGCCAAACCGAAATCGTCGTATCGCCAGCTTTTCTTGCATTGACCTCGTCGTTGAACTCCTTAAAGTCGACACCCATCTTGAATATTCGGATATTCTCCTTTGTGAGATCGTCGAACTTGATTGTTTCCTTTGATGCATCCGCGTCGTGTATTACGATAAGGTTACCGTTTCTGAGCTGGTATCCATCAGCAGTCACAAACTCTGATTCCGGAGCCGAAAGACCGTCGTCTGTCATTCTGATGGGGTAGATTGAGTTGTTCCTGACCTGTGTCTCGGAGGCTATGTCGTGGTTGTTCCTCAGGACGTCTATGATGGTGTTTCCGTCTTCTACATGCTTGATTATCCCGTCGAACTTCACCTGGCGAATGTCGTTCTAGATGGCTGTCTTCACATCCCCGGACAATTCATGAATGATTCCGGTATCACTTCCACTCGTCCCCCTGAGATCGTCGACATATTTTTGTACATCGTCAAACAAGCTACGTTTTGTTACGACATCATAGTTCAGGCTGACTTCATAGTTCTTGATCTTTATTCCATCATCACCATCCTGTACTTTGTAGATGTCATGTAGAATATCCTGAACCGAAAGCCATGTAATTCTTCCACCGGCGTCGTCATTCCACTTTATGACGAGATATGGTGGATTCGGGTGTTCTGTATCACCGGCGTAGTTTACGGTAACCTCCTTGACCATTCCATCCTTGACAAACGACGAGCAATCAATGTCGAGTGTTTTACCGGTTGATGTATTCTTGAGACGAACGACATGCTTACCATCATCCTCTCTTGTTAGTTCCTCAAACTCAATGTTATCATCTGTGAGGAATTCATTTGAGTTTTCTTTGAGAGTTGTTTTGAAATTTTCTTTCTTCAGGTATTCGGTTTCAAGATCATCTATTTTTGATTGTGGCAGATTTGGAATGTCATCGCTGGTTATGGTACGTTTTTCTGTGGTTATGACACCGCCGATCTGTGATATTGAAGATATAATTTCACCGGTTCCGACTTCAGTACCACCCGACGAAAGAGACGACACCGTGTCATTCAGGGTCGACTAAAGCGACTTGCCGTTAACCTTCACGCTGTCGAGACCACCCTCAAAGTCAATCTAGAGTTCGCCATGCTTCTTTCCGTCGGCGCCCATTGTCCCATCAATTGTGACGAGATTGTCCTTTGTCTTGATGTTGGTTGTGTTGAAAAAACCTCCGACCATCAGGTTTTCTTCGACACTAAGGCTCTTTACGTTTTCGTCACGGTTTTTCTTGAGGTATCCACTCTCTATTGCAGAGAGCCTGTCGACAAGTCCGGATACATCTGAAATTTTTGGCCGTTCTTTTGACACAGAGATTTTCCCGTTTTTCTGGGATACACTGGTGACAAATTTCGACGTTTCGGGTATATCATCAAGCTTCAGCTTTTCAAGTTTTGTGTCAACCCCGTCGTTGATCTTCCCGAGTTCTTTCGAGAAGAGGTCAAGCGACGGGATGGCGTTGAACTTCGGAACTCCGTCTCCCGAAAGCGCGTCTGATATGTTCCTGTCGTTCAGGAGGTGAATCGAATTCTCTTCGGTTTTTGTATATGTCGTAGCCATTTCAAATGTTCCTTAAATCAGTGTGTTTCCTTCAGGAGAACGATGGTTCCGTCCTTGAAAGCCATTCTGTACCTGTCATGAGTTCCATGACCGTCTCCGTTGACATCCTCGTCGGTGAGCATGAGGCTGTCGCAAGACACCCTGCAACCTTCGTGTTCGTCAACGTCAACTCGTGTGAAAGTATTGTTGTAGAACTCATGGTAGTCCCCCGAAAGTTCATCGACCTTGTCATCAACAGACTTTATGGCACTATTCAGCCCGTCGTTGACATTTTTCGCAGTTGCGCCGAGATCTGTGTAGTGTAGGTTGTCAGCATCGACGGAAAGATTCTTGATGATGCCATCCACTGCACTGAGATCGGTAGCACTGAGTTCGGTGACAATTACTTCCGCTTCCTCCCCCTGAGCTTTGAACGTACCGGTTACCTCGAGGTTGTTTACCGTAACATCTTGTTTAAATTTCGTAATTGGCTTGACAATCTGTTCAATATCAGCATTCTTGTTGAAGTAGTTATTGTTGACATTGCCAGACAGTTCTACGATCAAAGATAGGTTGTTCTCAATATCTGTTGCGTTTCTCTTGATATTGGTGTCGAGAACCGTTGAAAGACTACTGAGATCTGAAAAGTGGACCGTATCCTTGTCAAGCGTATCGACGACGATGACATCTGCCGAGGTGATGTTCTTGACAAGAACGTTGTTCTCAATCTTCAGGAAATCGCCACCGCCGATCTTCATGGAATCAATCACATGATGATCACTGTCAGACTCAATCCTGTAGAACCACCCCGCACTCAGGGTATCGTTCACGTCATAGTCATTCTTGCGGAACAGTTTTGTGAAGCCACTATCAATTCCGTCATTTGCAAAATCAGAACTAACCGAGAGTACGCCGTGGTAGTTGATTACACCGGACAACTTCGTGTAGATGTCTTTGATCTATCCGGTCATTATGGTGTCGTTGTCCTTGCGTTCCCCGACTTCGGCTTCGAGATCCTTTTTCAGGTTCTCTATGAAACTGGTGATGTTGTTCGCGTTCAGGTCTGTGACGAGGTACGTGTCGAAACCGTCCGTGTTCCGAATCTGACGGAACATGAACATCGAACGGCGACCGCCCTTGATGAAGAGGTCGTTCTTTTCGCCGTCCGTCACGTGGTTTATGATGCGAACCCCGTCGGCGAACTTCACCCGTACGAATTCGTCATCGCTTCCCGCGATGTCGGCAATCACGACGAACTCACGTGAAACCAGCTCGCTTCCCGAGAACTCGTCCTTCGGGCATTCCAGTGTGATGGATCCTGCGTTTGCCGTGGAAACGGTAAGAACCCTGTCCGGTTCGGAAACCTCCACGTGGGGTCCGATTTCGAGATCGACGTTGTACTCCCCTCCGTCCTCAGCTTCCTCGTATACCGGATTTTCAAGATCAATCTTCTGCGTCCTGACTATTGTATCGATTGGGTTCGCAATGGTTTCGATATCCCCCGGGTCGATTACATAGACCTTCTCCCAGTTGCCACCCTTGTCAAAGTAGACGTTGGCACGGACCTTAAGGAGTTTCTCGTCAAACCTGACAATGAGCCTGTCTCCGGACTCGTTCTACACTACCCCAGAGAACTCACTGTCCCGTTGGAGCCGGACCTCGAGGCTTCCGAACATTGGAATCTCGCCATCCGTGAACGAGAACTTGATTGAGTCAAATCCGCCCTCTACAATGTCCCTGTTTGCGATGTCCGGTTCGACGCTTGCGTTTGTCGTTTTGTCCTCGTCAGAAGAGTTCACGACTTTAAGATTGTACCTGAAGTAATCGTTCTTCTTGTAGATCCTGAAATTCTTTTCGTCCTGAACGTAGTCAATGACGTAATCCCTGTCAATCGCATGAATGTAATCGTCTTCAGCCTTGAGTTCGTACGTTCCAGTCAGCTGTTCTGGAACTGCGTCGACGATGTGCAGGCGGACGGACTCCGGGGTCACATCCCCATTCTCGATATATCCAATCTTCGTGTCGAACCCAAGCTCGTTCCTAAGCGAAATCTTACTGCATGTGCGGAACCCCGTTTTGACGTGAATCTTCTTTAGACCAGGAATAACCGTGATTCTCGACTTCAGACCAGTCTCGTCATCCGTGACATATTCATCCTGTTTATCCTTGTTGAACGTGAACTGGACGCCATTGACCGAACTCAGCGAAGAAGCCGTTCCTGGGAGAAGCTCGACCTTTCCAGAAATGAGATTCCCGTCAGAGTCATAGCTGTCGTAAATCAGTCTTCCGACCTCTGTTCCATCAGGGGTCTTGATGGTGCATCCGCCTTTCGCGTGGAAGCGCAGGCGAATCTTCGCGTCAGCTAGGTCAACCACGCGCTCGACGAGAGATACCTGCCAGCCCCCGAATGTCTCTTTTGATCCGTCCAGTACGTATCTTGAGGAATATGGAGGAAAGCATTCCTCGACGGAGGGGTCATTGAAATCGTTGAGTGTTATGAAGTCGAGAGACTTGATTCTTCCTTCCTCATCCCTTACGACGTTCGTCACCTTTCCCACCTTCGACGTTCCGAACACCTCTCCGTCAGCAACGTCCGTGTCGATGAAGTTTACAGCAAAGTCCTTCAGTCTGTAGTTGACGTCCGCGTTGGATACGTCGTTCATCGTATAGTGGCGGTCTTTCGCAATCTTGTCGAAAACCTCGGTGTCAATTCTCTTGTTCAGCCCCTCGCCAACTCCTGAAATGTCTCCCTTCAGTTCGTCACTCAGTTTCTTCGTCTCCTCGTCAACCTGGTCTATGACAGCTTTTATCTCGGAATCGAGTTTGTCCTATATTCCGTCCATCTTGCCGACAAGTTCTGTCTTTACCGTGTCAACCTTCCCCTCAAGCGTGTCGATTTTCTTGTCGAGAGCCTTGTCTCCCTCGGAAACTTTACCGGAAAGCGTCTCCAGCTTTGTTCCGAGTTCGTCAATTTTGTCGGAGATAACACCTTGTGAGTTGAGAATCTTATCCTCAATCATCTTTGGGAGATCGTCCTCGACCTTATTCTCAACCTCGTCTAGACGCGAACCCATAGCCAGAATCTCGTTCATGTCCTGGAGATTGCCGTCCTCGTCGTAAAACTTCGCGTTCGTGATTTCCACGTTGTCGAGCTTCGCTCCGGTCGAGTTCACCTGACCATCGAAGGTACCGTAGAACTTGTTCTTCCTATTGATGAACTTCACTTCCTGTGGGGTGATCCTGTTTCTTAGATCCACCCGTAGTGTTTCTTCGACTGTGTTTTCGAAATCATTAAAAGTAGCCATATTTCCGTCCTTGTCGACCGTTGATGAGGTATTCGGAGATATTTACAAAAAATTTGACGAGAAAGATGCCAGGTCTTCAGCCTGGCATATGAATCGTCATTCTTTCACATTGTTTTTTGCAAATAGAATCGTACCGACGGAACATCTGGAAATAACGCTTGTGGAGTTCAATACCTCTGACAATGGCACTTGTAGTGTTGCTGGTGGGTCTGGACGTTAAATTCTCTAATTGTCAAAAAATTCAAATTCAACTTAAAATACAAATTTCATAAAATATTATACAAATCGATATAAACCTGTATTTTTATTTTTATAAAACTTGCTGAAAAC